CGGGCGGTCTGGGCCCAGTGCCGGGCGGCGAGCACGGTTGCTCGCTCGCCCGTCGGCGCGTTGATGATCACCCGGGGCTTGGCCCGGGTGCTCGGAGCGAACGCCACGATGTGGCGTCCCTCCTCCTCCCAAATGGAGTACCACATGGACTCCTCCTCCTGTTGTTGGCGGCTCCAATGCCGCTGTCTACAAGCCCTTGTCGGGCGTGCACACAGCGTCGCTGGAACGACGCAAAGGCTTGATGCCTGTGTCTGCAACGTGTCTACAAACACAAAGAGCCCGCCCCCACCCGCCCCATGCGGGGGCGAGTGAAGGCGGGCTTGGTGTTGTTAGGTGCCCCGAAGGGCGTTCGTCATGTCAGAGCTTGCCGAGCAGCGTGGCGATGCTCACTTTGTCCATAAAGGACTTCTGCTTTCGCGACTGGTCGCGGTCTAGCGCCGCGAGGGAGTTGGCCTCCAAGGCGGCCATGTAGGCCTTGTGCGCGCGAGAACGCGCGGTGTCGACGACCTTGCGCACCGTCTCGGGGCTCACCCCGTCGAGGCCGGACTCGATCGCCTCCTGCGCTTCTGCCTCGTGCCGAGCGAAGGGGTTTTCCTTCTTCGGCGCGGCGGCCTTCGGCGCGGCAGACTTCGGCGCGGCGGCCTTGCGGCTGCCGCCCTTGGCCTTGACGCGCTCGGCCTCCGCGGACGTGAGAACCGGGGTGCTGATCTTTTCGCTGTTCGTGATGGTCATGTGACTACCTCCGTTCGCGGGTCATGGTGTCCCGAGAACGCGACTAGGCCGGGACCGTGACTTCACACCATGTGAAGGCACAGGCCCAGCCCCTCCGATCACGCCGCTACCGCTTGGCCGCCGTCCGACAACGCAACGAAACAACGAGGACGCGCGCCAACCGCACGCCCACACCATCCCAAGCGGATGGCGCAGACGCGCGGGGCGCGATAGCGTCGAGGGCACACCCCCTCGGGGGTGTATCGCCCGTCGGATTTCTCCGACACCTTAGTTATAGCACCATCAGGCGCTCTTGCAAGGAATAAGGGTATAACGCGGTATAACGCGGGCATAGTGCGGGTGAAGTGCGGGTATGAGCCGGGTGAGCAGCGGGTACAACGCGGGCACGTGAAACGTGCAATGTGGTGCGTTGCACGTGTCACGAAGCGTGTTTCACGTGGAGACGGACGTTCATCACGTGAAACGATGTGCAAACCACGTGAATCCCGCCGTGCGGCGCGCTTCGCGGCTCTCTCGCGGCTCTCTCGCGGTCTGCTACGTCGCGCGGCCCGCGCTCGCCCGTGCCCGTCGGCCCCTCGCTGCGTCGTGCTCCGCGCGGGCGACGCGAGCGACTCGGAGGGCACCCCCCTACCGTGCGTGCCGCGCATACGCCCTTGACCTCGCCAGCGACGACGGGCGAAAGTCCTTTGCACATAAATAATCTTCCCCCTTGCGCTTCTGTGGGTGTCGTGGTTATCTCCGGCGCCATGAAGATGACCAGCAGCGACGAGACGATACCCGAGAACGATGAAGAAGGGGCCCCTGATGTTGAAATAAACAACAGGACCATGCGCAAGCTTGAGGTTTCTACGTCTGATTACGTCGAACTCGGCGCGGCGCAGATGGTGATTGGCGAGGACGGCATGCCGGTCGTGGCCGGTGCGCCGCGCCCTCCGTCTGAAGGGCTTTCTGCGAACAACTTCGTGTGCGCTGCGGACACATCGACAGGTCGGCCCGCGTGCGACTACTACGCTGCCGTGATCTTGACGGCGGAGGGAACCGTCAAGGGCTTTGGCGCGGAGAAGCCGCGCGCGCTTCGTCGGTTCTGTACCAAACTCGCCGCTCAGTCAGAGTTGATGGAGCTGACGGAAACCGAAGTGTTTGCATGCACTTTGCGCAGTCCGAAAGACCTCGCGAGTGCCGCCATTATCGTGGACTTTGAGACGCGCCAGAAGAAGATCGCTGCCGAGGCGGCGAAGACGACCGACAACTTTGAGATCTGAGGAAACACACCACATGGCCAAGAACAATCCGCCCACCAAGAACGCCCCTGCCGCTGCCGCTGCGCCGCGTGCCCCTGCCCGGTCTGCGAACGTGGACGTGTCTGCCGGGCCAGACGCTGGCATTCAGCTGCCTCCCGCGCTTTCCAATCTGCTTGTGACGCTCCGCGATGACCGCAAGAACCTCTTGAAAGAGAAGCCCGTCACCGACGAGGCGACCACCAAGTTCCTTGCGCACTTCCTCTACCCGCGGCTGATCGAGAGCATCGAGATTCTCGGCGTCGGTCTTACAGAGACCTACACGGTTGCGTCGCAGGCGTTTACCGAGACGGGGCGGATGCGTGACTACGTGGACCGCAAGGTCGAAGAGGCAGCCGACGACCGAGACGGCATCACGCAGGTTGCTGACGAGGACCTTGACACGCTGCGTCAGTCGCTCGCGGCGCTGGGTCTGCTTCTTCAGGCCAAGGCCCCGGAGGACGGCGAGATTCAGCTGGCGTTCAACCTTGTGATTGAGTCGTTCACGGCCATCGCTGGGGACGGCGCGGTCGTGGTGGATGGCGACGATGACGACGACGACAGCGACGACGAGGATGACGAGGACGGGCTGGAGGACGGCGAGGGCGACGATGGGGATGACGACGGCGGCGAGGACGATGACGGCGGCCCGTCCGGGGGCGCCCTCAACGGGGGCCATGCGTGATGTCGGGCGCCTTCGACGCTGAGGTCGTCAACCCGATCGTGGGCGACGACGAGATTCAGCAGGTCCTTAGTAGCTTCGCCGCAGCGCATCAGGCCGCGGACAGCAAGCCTGCGCGCAAGACTCCTGCTCGGAAGAAGCCAGATAAAGAGGAGAAGGTCGAGAAGCCAGCGCAGGTTCAGCGGCCACTGGTCGACACAAGAATCGCGTTCGATACCGACGAGGAGGGCGACATGGAGTCGGAGATCGAGGCGGACGGGGAGCTTGTCGGCTCTCAGTTCGAGGGGATGGCTCTCGGAGATGAGATGGATGACGATGACGACGGGTCTGACGGCCTGCCGCCAGCGTCGCGCGCACGTCGTCCTAAGCCCGACGCGGGTCAGAAGGACGACGTCTGGTCTTGGTATGAGAAGTTCAAGATCGGTTCGGACCCTGAGATGGACATCCAGATCGTAAGGGTCTACCCGAAGATCTTCCCCAATGGGGTGGTCGCGGAGGGGCTGCTCGATACGTGCCCTACGCCTGTTGACGCGGAGTACATCGCAAAGACCTACGGCGGCGGTCGGTACGAGATCCACGCCATGGGTCCGGGCAAGAACGGCCACGGACGCAGGCGCTACAGCAAGTACACGCTTTCCATCCCGGGTGTCGCGAACTCAGCGGTGCCGTCGTCGCTCGCCAAGGAAGCCATCGGTAAAGGAGAGACACGTATGCAGGCACCGGTGGTGGTCGCGCCTCCCTCGGAGAACTCCAGCGTGACGCAGCAGGCGCTGAAGACGCTGGAGAAGGTGAGCGACGACGCGCAGAAGAGGGCGAGGACGCTGGAGGACCGCATGTACAGCGGGGCTGCGACGGGCGTTGCCGAAGCAACGAAGCTCGCAGATCTGGTCCGTGAGGAGTCGGATAAACGGATCGCGCTGCTGCGTGAGCAGGCCGAGCGCGAGGCCAAGCACCTGAAAGATCAGGCCGAGCGCGAGGCAAAGCTTCTGGAGCAGCGGCTCCAGGAGCGCGACAAAGAAATCGATTCACTGCGAGTGGAGGTTCGTCAGATGCAGAACGCGGCGCCCGGTACGATCAAGGAAATCGTCGACATGGTTCGCCCGAACCGCCCTGATAACGCGGTGAGTCAGGAGCTGATGAACTCCTTGCTTAGCAAGCACTCGACGGAGATTGAGGCCATGCGCGCAGCGCATGTCCGAGAGATCGATGCGACGCGCTCCGCGCACTTGAGGGAGATCGAGTCGCTGCGCCAGTCGCACGAGCGCGACCGGGACTCAGATCGCCGTGACTCGGTGTCGCGAGAGCAAAGGCTTGCCGACCAGCTGGAGCAGGTTCGCGAGGAGCGGCGCCGCGATCTTGAGATGCACCGGCAACTTCAGGACCAGCGCGAAGCGGCATCCAAGGAGCGTGAGCAGAGCCGCGTGGGGCTTGTCGAGACGATGTGGCAGGCGCGCATGCGCAGTACGGAGGAAGCGTTCAACTTCCGCATCCAGTCGCTGAGCGCCGAGACGGAGCGCCTTCGCGGTGAACTGTCCGACCTGCGCAGCAAGGCGCGCGATGACGGGGACGTGTACTCCCAGATCGAAAAAGCCAAGCAACTTCTTGAAGTTGCGCGCGATGTGGGCGGAGGTTTGTCTGGTGACAGCGAGCCGGTGAGCGCGCCAGCGATGGCGATGCCGCCGCCTCCGCCGCCTCCGGCAGCGAAGGGCGTCATCGATCAGGTCATGGAGCATGGCCCCATGATCGCCAAGATCGTCACTGATCTTGTTGGCGCAGACACCAAGAAGAAGGCGCGCAGGCAGCCGCAGATGCCGGGTGCGATGCCGGGTGCGATGCAGCCTTCGATGCCGCCGCTTGGATCGGTGGTGAACACGCCGCAGGGTCGCATGGTCGTCACGCCGAGCGGCATGGTGCCAGAGCAAGCCTATTTGCAGAACGTTCGGATGCAGTCGATGCAGCAGCCGCGCATGTTCCAGTCGCCGCAGCTTCCGGGCATCCCGACGACGCAGGTTGGTCAAGGTCAGCGACCGCCCATGCAGGGCATGGTCCCGCAGCGCGCTCCCATGCAGCAGCCTCGTCGCATGCCACAGCAGCAGATGTCTGGTATGCCTGGGCAGGGCGCAGGATCGCAGATGGCGCGTCCGCAGTCGCCGAAGCGCACATCGCGTGGTGAGCACGAAATCCATGAGGATTTCAACGAAGAGACGGGGGATGAGTCCCAGGACTACGTGGTGGCAGCACCCAACATCTTTGAGGCGGAGGAGCAGATGGCAGGCGCGCGTGAACCTCTTTCTGGAACGGCGGCATCGTTTGTGGCCAAGGCCATCGACGACGGCATGAACGACGCGATGGAAGTCGATGAATTTATCGATGCGGTGAAGCAGAAGGTCCCTGAGTCGTACTTGCAGGACCTTGTGAAGTACACGCCTCAAGAAGTAATCGCGAGCGTCCGCGAGCATGCCCCGAAGAGCCTTGCGCTCTCGCCGGGCGGCTTGGAGTTCACGGCTGCGGTCATGACACGACTGAGGGCGATGTACGGAATCGCATGAGACTTCTGTTGAGTTCGGTGGTAGCTTCGCGCCAACGTGAGCTACCAAAGCACGCAGTCAACTGAACGACGCGCCGGTCAGGTTCGCTTCTACAACGGAGCGAGCCGGGTCGGCGTGGTCTTTTTTGACGGGAAAGCCATGGCTTTCCCCGCGGCGCCCTTCTTGAAAGTGGGCTTGGCGGTGGGCGACTCGTTCGTGATGGTGGCGACGCGCCAGAACGGCAAAGTCACCAACGTCGTGATCTCGCCCATGCCGCCGCCTCGGGTGCCGCTTGCGGGGGCTGAACGCGCGTCGCCAAAGGTGTACGACCGCGTAGGGCGAGGGCTAGTCACCCGCAAGAAACCTGAGCCGTTGGGTTGCGCGCAGCCATCTGCTCGTGCGACAGTCACCGCGGGCCGCCCTGGGAGTCGTTCATGAGAACGTCGGCGCCAGGAACTGACTATCTAAGCGTACCGTCCAAGCGTATTCAGTACCTCGGCACGCCGCAGACCGTTGCGACGATGTCGGCGCTCGCCCTTGGTCCGAGGGGAGAGCAGTCGACCCTCGTCCGCAGGCACGCTGAGCGTATCGTCGCGAACCTGCGCCCGAAAGACTACGCATCGGAGCTGATGGCGATCTTCTACTGGTGGTGCCGCGCTGGTCGGTACACCCGAGATCCTGTCCACGTCGAACTCCTGAAAGACCCCGAGCGCCTGGTCACCGACGGGGAGCGCGGGCATCTGGTGTGCGACTGTGACGAGTTCGCACTCGGCATCGCGACAGATTGTTTGGTGATTGGCGCCCCTGCGCAGTTTGTCACGGTCGGGTTCCGGCCGCGCATGCCCGGCGCTCCAGAGATCTTCACGCATGTGTTCGCACGTGCACAGGACCCCCGCACAGGTATCTGGTGGGTGCTCGATCCTGTCGCTGGAATCAAAGCCGATCCGATGCTCAAGCGCGTGCAGCAGTACCGTATCTATCCGATTGGGTGACCCATGGCGTACCAGTCTATCTCTCACGCTCGCTCGCATCGTGCGCCTTTCGCAGGGCTTGGTCGCGCGCCCGGCTATATGGGCAATTACTGCTCGGATGGCATGGCGGGGCCGAGTCCGGGTGATGCGGGTTACCGCGCGCTTGCCAGGCATGCCTCGTTAGGCAACAGCACAAAGTCAGCGTCGACGGGCGGCGGAGATATGTTGCAGAGCGCAATCTCGGCGTTCACGGGCGGCGGGGGCGGGGCCGGGGGCGGCGGCGGTAGTGGCGCCAAGGCTGGCACTTCAGCAGGCAGCCTCACATCGGCGGTCAGCTCGTATCTCGGGGCAGGCGGTGGAGGCGGTGGCGCGGCAGCGGCGGGCGGCGGCGCAGCTGTCTGGGGCACCGTAGCCGCAGAGGCCCTCAAGACGACAAGCACGATTGTCGACGCTGCCGTGGGCGGCCCTCAAAAACGAGAGCGCGAGTCGCGGCGGAATCTTGAGATTGCGAGACTTCAGGCACAAGCCGCGGGAGGCAACGCAGCCGCGCAGATCGAGATTGCAAGACTCCAGGCTGAGGCAGCCGTGGAGTCGGCCAGGCTCGCAGGGCAGGCGGGCGACGCATCCACGAAGAAGCTGATGATGATCGGGGGAGGCGTGGCACTCCTTGCCGTCCTTGGTATCGGCGCTGCGGTGGTGCTCAAGAAGTAAGTGCCATGAGCTACGCGAACTCAGGCATGGGTGACCCATGGGCTTTCCTCGCCGAGGCCGTCGCAAAGACGGCTGGCGCGAGCGTTGAGGCGGGCGCCGGGAAGTACGCGAAGGGCGCGCGCACGGCTCGCAACGTGGAGCAGGCTGCGCGCGCAGAGCTTGAGGCTGCGCAGGTCACAGCGCAGGGCTCGCAGCAAGCGTCTCAGATCGCTGCCGAAGGGCAAGTGGCCGCGACACAAGCGCGTATCGAGGCCGAGAAGAAATCGACCGAAAAGCGCAACAAGATGATCCTCATCGGGTCGGCCGCACTGGCTGGTGTGCTGGTGCTTGGATTCGTCGGGTATCGTATGACGAGGGACGCATGAGCTACTCGCAGCCACACCTCGGCCTCGATATCTGGGGCCTTACGACAGGCGCGATCGCCAAAGGCATCGACGCTGCGGCCGGTGGCCCACAGCAGCGCGGTCGCGCGCGTGCGTCCGCAGCGCGCACAGAAGAGCTTAGGCGCCAGACCGCGGAAGCTCAGGCAGCTGCGCAGACAAGCACGGACGCCCTGCAACAAGAGGCAGCGCGCCGGTCAGCCGAGTTGGAGGCGCAAGCTGACGCGGAGTCTGCGAAGGCCAAGAAAGCGCTTTTCGTCAAGCTTGGAGCTGGCGCAGTGGCGGTGCTAGGCCTTGTCGCTGTGGTAGGTCTTGTGACCAAGGACTGAAGAGGACCCATGTACAAAGACGACGCTCTCACCAGGCACACGCGCGCCGCTGGTCAGCAGATCATGGCGCTGGTCATGGCGCAGCCGCAAGGCGCTCGCTCTGAAGTTGTGCGCGCGGCTCTTGAGTCGATCAAGCCGGGCCTACATGCGAAGGTCGATCGCTTGGCTGGCAAGATCGCAGCCGGTGGGATCTCGACGCTCATGGCCTACGAGGAAGCGCTGCGGTTGGCGCTGGCGGACGTTTTTGTCGATTCTGTCAAGGCACTTGCCATCACCCAGCAGACCGGTCGAACCAGCGATGAAGCTCTTGCGGCGCAGCGGCTGTTTTACGGGGAGCTGCACCCCGCTGGTCTCGGCGGCCTCGACGGCGGGCTCGGCAACGCAGGCCGTGATGCGGCGAACTTTGCGCTTAACCTGCTGCGCTCGGCCGCGTGCTCGGAAGAGGTCAAGACCGCAATCACAGGAGCCATCACCAACTCCACGGCTCGCGCCGCGACGAGCGCAGGACTCGATGTGGCCAAGGGCGTTGCTGCTTGCAGCAAGCTTCCCGGCGCGACGCCTCCTCCTCCTCCTCCTCCTCCTCCTGCACCATCACCTACGCAGCCCGAGCCCAAAGACAACACGACGATGTACATTATCGGAGGCGTTGCAGTGCTCGGCATCGGTGCGGTGCTGTTCTTAGCGCTCAGGAAGTAGTACAACTGGTTTTGCTGGGCAATCCAGCGCCGCAGGGCAGCTACGGCATTCGGTTCAACTCTGGAGAAACAAAAACATGGATGAGTACGCATTCGACGGTGACGGGCTTGGCGTCGAGACTGACAACCCGATGGAAAGCACGGCATTCGACTACATTCCGTCTGGCGACAGCCCGTACGGCGAAGGTGCTCTGACTGAGACGGATGCTTCTCCGTACGCGCTTGATTACAACGGCCCTGAGACGCACGACCCCGGCATGGGACCCGGTATGGTGCAGACCGACTACGGCGCGCACCCTTGGGGCACCGGCGCGGGCGGCGGCTACCGTCCGATGTCGCAGTCTCGCACCGACGATCAGCCGCTTGGCTCGACCGAGGCGCAGCGTAGGCTGGGCGTTCAGCAGCCGTCGAACGCGGCGATCGACCCGGAGACGATCTACGACCGCCAGTCGTACGAGTACGCCTCGGGTGATACCGTCGGCGCAGGTATCTTCGATATGCCGGAGGGCGTGACCTGGAACGCCAACGACGGCGTCTTCGCCAACAACTATGCGATGCCCGGGTACATGGCCAAGGAGCCCATGATGTACCCCGCGCCGTCTGCGATGATCGATACGCAGACTGGCCTGCCGACGATCGTGCAGCCGTCGGCCTCTGGCGTGCAGCTGTCGATGGAAGCGCCTCCGGGCACGCCCGTCTACTCGCCGTTCAGGCAGATGACTGCCATCACCAACCGCACGCCGGTTCCGCGCGTGCCCTACGCGCAGACGCCGCGAGGCATGAGCGGTCTGGGTGCCGTGCCACCCGCTCAGCCTGCCTACGCAGGCCAGAGCGCGGCAGAGGCTTTTGGAAATCAGGCGGCGATTGCGCTCGTGCGACGCGCTGCGCTGATGAAGACGCCCGGCCGCGAGCGGTTTGTCGCCAACGCCATGTCGGTGCTCGGTCCGCAGCGTTCGGCTGCTGCTGAGGCAGCGGTTCGCAAGCTGATGGCGATGGGCTACCCGTCCACGCACGTGGTCGAGCAAGTCTTTGCTCACTGCATTATGCACGCGGTTGTGGGCGAGGTCATGCGCGTCGCTCGTACCGGCAGGCCCGTTCCTCCGGCGCAGTCGGTGGTTCGCGCGGCGACGACAGTTGCAGCGCAGGCTGGTCCCGCGCCAGATCTGGCGGACGCCGCGCAGCGCGTGGTTCCGGCGCTTGTGAACCAGCAAGCGGCGCGCGCCGAGCTTGCCGCATTCAGTAGATCTCTTGTTCGTCCGCAGGTCCGCGCGACGCTCGGCAGCGACGGGCTTGAGGGCATGGGCAGCCTTGGTGACGGGGCGGCTCCCGAACCGGGTACGCCTACGGCTCCGCGCGGTGAGCGCTCTGAGGGAATGAGCACCGGCGCCAAGGTCGCGATCGCTCTTGGCACGGTAACCGCGGTCGGCGCTGCCTGGACGTATCGAGACAAGATCGCGAAATGGTTTGGAGGAGACCAATGACACAGCCTTCAATGACCGCAGTGATGGGCCTTGAAGATCAAGCTCGTCACACGCCGCCTTCGTACAGCCCCCAGATGACAATGTACGGTCATCAGATGGCTGGCGCTCCCGTCACGGGAATGCCGCCGGGCGCTGCGCCGTATCCGCTTTATGGGGTGCCTCACGCACTCGGCTCGGACGAGGTCGTGCCGTTCTATCGTCGCTGGTGGTTTGCCTTTGCAAGCGGCCTCGTCGTGGGAGGCGCGGTTGGCGTTGCCGGTACGATCTATCTCCAGCGCAAACTCGCGCCTCAGGCGCGGCGTGAGAACACATGAGCTACCGTCCTAACAGGCTCACCATCGGCTACGAGCGCGCGAAGGTTCTGAACCCGTGGGTCTTCGCGGATCTGCGTCAGCCGCAGCGCATGCGCGGGTTCGTGTCCCCGCTCGTGTACCAGACCTCGCCGCCGACGGTGTACCACCCGAACCTGTCGGGCCTTGGCACCGAAGAGGTCGGCGCGGAGCAGCCCGTTACGCAGCTGACCGTCGAAGAGGAGCAGCGGGCGATTCGGCGGGGGACCTTCGAGCTTCAGCGGCAGTCGGCCAAGCTCGCAAAGCGCATGGCATTGCTGACTGCCGTGACAGGTTTGGTAGGCGTCGTGGTGTCGGTCGCGGGGCTTGCCATTACTTACGCGGATCGTCGCCAGACGAACAGGAGCTAGGTCATGTCGTACTCGTTTGCGCTCAGTGGTGGCAGTAGCGATGGCGCCCCTCGCAGGTTTGCCGCTGGTCAGCTCGTAACTGCGCGCTTCCAGCCCCTGGGCACGACGGCTGCCAACACGAATACCGTGAAGGCGCAGCTTGAAACGCGTATGGCGTCTCTGGGCATCTTCAAGACGCCGGAGTACGTTGGATGGGGTAAAGACGACAACAACGGGCTCTTTGTCTACAGGGCCGAACTCAAGACTGGGCAGTTCACGGCTCAGCAGGTCGCTGACAAGATCAAGGCAGCGATGCCTGGCCTCGATACTGCGCTCGGGGCAAAGCGCTTGAACTTCCTGACGATCCGTCACCCGACCCCAAGCGGCGAGGTCGTGGAGATGGTCCCAGAGGCGCCGTCTATCGCCCCAGACAGCACTTCGGGTGGCGGCGCGACGACAGGCGGCGGCGGCGCGACGACAGGCGGTGGCGGCGGCGGCGCCGCGCAAGAAGAAGAGAACTTCTTCACGAGGAAGTTCGGCGGCGTGCCGGTGTGGGCGATCGGCGCTCTATTGATGACGCTTGGCGGGGGGCTTGTGCTCTTCGCGCCGCGGAAGAAGCCTGCGTCGGTGGCGAAGAACCCACGGGACAGACTGCCGCTGCGGGACCGTTCGCGAATGAGGCGCCGTGGCCAGGAATTGAGGAAGGTGCCATGGGGGACCTTGGGGTACACTGTCGTGCCAGGAAAAAAAGGCTGAGGATTGATCATGACCTACCATCTCGGCACAACCGCTGCACCAAAGACGTACGGCTACTGGCGTGTCGACGATCCCGCCACAGTCGCCAAGCTTCGCGAGGCAGGAATCGAGATTTCCGAGCTACCGGGCGCGGAAGACGCTATCGCAACGCGGACACCTTCGTTCGTTCTGGTCACGGATCCAGGTGGCGACCGCATTGCAGTTACGGCGCGTTCTAGCTGGGGGGTCAGGCCTGGATTCGTTTTTTCAGGAGGCGTTGCAGCATTCAGGGCAAAACTGGCCAAGACGTCGGACGTGCCTGTCGTGCCACCGGGAACCATCGACCGCCTGTCGTTACCAACTTCTGCCGATATCCCGCCGACCATCGGTGGGCCCGCGAGAGGAGCGGTCACTGTAGGTGGTCGCAAAGTCGGAGTGCCCGTCCCTGCCGACCAGGCATCGCTTCCGAGCAGTGACCGGCTCCAGGTTCCTGCCGTTCCAGAGCTTCCGCCCATCGTATTTGACCCGTCCCTTGAGCGCGCAATCGATCGTGCTGTAGGTCGCAAGAGCAGCAATACAGGCCTGTACATCGGGCTGGGCGTTGCAGCGGTCGCGCTGTTCGGCCTTGGCTACTTGGCGATCAATCGTCAGAAGGCGCCGAAGCCGCTGACGAGTAATCGGCGCGTGATTTACGCCCTCCCCGAGCGCAAGGCGTACCCGATCACATCGCGCGAAGACGCCATCAACGCGACGAAGCGCTTGAAGCAAGGGCGTGTGCGGAGCGAGGCAGACGCGAATCTCATCATCGCGGCGATCGAGCGCGAGCACCATGACATCTGGCGCGAGTACCTTGAGGGGTATCCCGTGTCGCGGATCATGAGGAGCAAGCGCAAGGGGCTGGCTGCGCGGCGAAGGACACTGAAGTGACGCCGCAGGAGCAATACTGGCATCAGCGATCGGGCGGTGGATGGCGCGAGAACGCCGAGCAGGCGATCCTCGCGAACCCGTCGTACTTCGTTTGGTGGTACACCGCGAAGAGTCTCGCCCTCGTAGCCGCTGTCGCGTGGGGCACGTATCTGCTAGGGAAAAGTCACGGACGCCGCGCGGCAATGCGTTTGAGCAAAACAGGAGACTGAGGATGAGCTACACAAACAGGGTCGCACTTCTGGGTGGTGGGTACGGGCTGGGATCAGACGTTGCGTCTGCCTCCAGCACGAGTGGGTGCAGCACGGCGGGCGTCTCGGGCATCGACGCTCAGCTCGTCGCTGAGATGATCCGACTGAGCGAGGGTAAGCTCGTCGAGGTCCGCCACCCAAACATCAAGTTCACCTCCAACCGCGTGCACCCGTACCTGGCGGTCGCGGCTCGGGACGCGCTGCTGAAGGCGGCGGAGAGCGGAGAAATCCGCATCAACTCCGCGCTCCGCACCGTGGTGGACCAGTACATGCTCCACAAGGGCTGCCCTGGCGCGACAGTTCCGGGCGGCTCGAACCACGAGTCAGGAAAGGCCATCAACGTGAGCAACTGGCCCGATCGCCAGGGCGCGCTCCGTGCAGCTGGTTTCTCTCAGCCACTCGGCACGAACCAGGCCTACTTTGAGGTTCCTGGCGAGGACCTGCGCAAGCTGAGCGTGAAGGCGTTCCAGAACCTCTGGAACCTCAATAACCCGACCGACCAGATCGGTGCCGATGGAGTGGCGGGTCCTGCCACGCTCCAGCGCATTGCCAAGGCGCCCGTTGCTGGGTTCGCGAACTCGACGGTCGCCCCGGTCGCGCCAGTTGAGAACATGAGCATCGCGCCGCCCGCGCCCGGGGAGACTGAGAACCCAGTCGAGCCTCGCCGTGCCGCTCCTGCCGCCGCCGGTAATACGGGCAAGACTGTACTCATCACGCTCGCGAGTGTCGGTGTGGTCGCCGTTCTCATCAAGCTCGCCAGCCGGGGCGGTCGCGGCAAGACGCCTGCGCCGCGGCTTGCGCAAAACCGGAGCCGCAGTAGCGCGCCGCGTAGGAACCCGACCACCTACGTAGTTGAGCCTGAGTGCGCACATTGTGGTGCGCCCCTGGGCGAAGGCGTCACCGGAGTGCGCGAGATGCGCGAAGGCGACAAGCTCGGAGAACGCGGTCTAAACGACGACGAGATTCCCGAGAGATTCCAGGACGCTGCGGCACATGCCCACCCTCGCCAGGCGATCAAGCGATGGGGCACTTGCAGGGACTGCCGGGACTACTGATCTCTGTAAGAAAGCCGGACCCGAGACAGGTCCACGCGCAACAAAGATCACAGGGAGCGACGATGAGCTACAGCAATCGAGGCATGGGCGCGCTGTCGGGGAAGGGGTTCTCGACTTCGAAGGGCAGTTCTACGACTGTGGCGACCACCGGCACGACGACCTCCAAGTCGACTACGACGACGCCAGCCATCAAGACCACGACGGCGACGCCCGAGGTCCGGCTTAGCACTGCGCAGTCAACGGCCATGACGCTTGGGCCGATGCAGGCGGATCAGGCTGCGATCGACGCGAAGAAGGAAGCGGCGCGCGCCAAGGCAGCCGAGATCAACCGACTGTACGGTCGCAACAACGGCGCGAAGGCGGAGTCTGGTGCGAGGATTGCGGCGGCGGCTGAGCAGGCAGCTGCCGATCGGTCAGCTGCCGCGTCTTTCGCATCTGTCTTGGCTGCTGAGTGCACAGGGATCTTGGCGCGCGACGCGTCGCTGCCGAAGTGGGAGCCGCCACCTGCGCTCATTCCCGCGGGAGCGTTTGTAGCGTACGTCGCAGCGGTCGTGAAGTGGGACGATGCTGTGGCTGGGACTCAACCTTGGGTCAAGCTGCTCAGGAGCTTGCAGAACCCAGGCCCCGATTACCAGGCGCGCATCAACCGTGCTGCGGATAGCAAAACAGCATATGGAAAAGACCCGAGAAACTATAAACCAAACCCTTCAAATCCAGAAACAGTAATCATTGACTTGGCGCCGTGGTTCAATACCCCTGACGGAAAGCTCTGGAAAGCAATAGCGGACGCCAACGAACCTGCCGTAAAAGGAACAGTGAACGACCCAAAGGGTCGTGTGGCCTCCGTGTCTCCCATTTGGTTTCCGAGAGACGGAGACGCCAGTTCGCGCGGTGCAGTTGTGCTCGTTGTCTCTCTTAGCAAGGAGATGAACACAGAGGCGCTCACAGCATGGATGCAAGCGCACTATTCGCGCGCGATGTACGACAACAACATGGCGAAGGGCGGAGTGGTATATCCAATCCCAGTTCTCCTTTCTGCCAAGTCCTGGGCTGACAAGGACGTGAACGCGCAGATCGCGGACGCCGTCGAGCGCGTGCGTCGCTCGCTGGGTCAGCTGGCGACTGCTTTCAAGGTCAACTTGCAGGGTGTCACGGCGCTCAAGAAGAAGCTCGACAACTCTGCGCTGAAGCTCGGGAAGGTGGTAGGCGAGATCCAGACGGGCATCGCGACTGCGGCTGGCGTTCAAGCGTTTGTCGCGGAGGTCAGCGGCGGCGTGCCGTCGATGGTCGCGGAGCTTGATTCGCTGCCCGCTACTGTTACCGAAATCGCTCAACTGGAAGGAGCGCGCGCGTCGTTGGCAAATGCTGCCAAGGCTATCGATGCGCTAGAGGCGAAGATTGCGAAGGATGCGGCGTCGATTCAGCTTGCGATCTCCCGGGGGCCTACAATCGGTCAGGAGATGACCGCCTTGAAGGCTGAATACACTCCCGCCAAGGTTATTGCCATCGCCATGCCTGAGGCCGAGGCGCTGGCCAGTCGCGCCCCCTTTGCGGAACAGGCGGAGAGGGTGCGCTGCTCTGCAATGTCGATTTTGCAGCAGCAGGCAGGCAACGCGTTCGACGCTCTTCAGCGCGCCACGGCCTCGGCGGTTCAGATTTCCGCGACGCTCGACGTGCCAAGCCTGACGGCGTCGTTGGGCGCACTGGGCGGGCTCAGTAGCGCAGTCGCGGAGCTGCGCGCGGCGGTTGCCAGGGCGAGCGCTGCGCTCGACGCCAAAGAGAAGGAGCTTGGTCTCGACTGGTACTCGCGGAACTTCTACGGCCTCCCTGTCTGGGCGTGGGGAGCCGGGGGCGCCGCGCTACTTCTCGGCGGTGCCGTCTTCGTCCGTATGCGCAAGAAGAAGGCTGCTGCGTCAGCCGCTGCGAAGTGATAGGGTAACCGCCGATGAACCAGCCATACGACCCCAACCAGTCGTCCGCGCAGTACCAAGGCCAGCCGCAGCTGTACCCGACGGTCCCGCAGGGGGCTCAGGTCCCGTATCAGCCTGCTTTCCATCAGGGACCGTACCCGTATCCGGCGGGGACCTACCCCATGGACATCGTGAGCCCGAACACCAACCCTATGCCGTGGGCGGGGCCGTATCACGACCCCTCGGCGATGGGCGACGACGACGAGAACTTCCTGACCAAGAAGCTCGGCCCCCTGCCAGTGTGGGGATGGGCACTTGTCGCGGCGGGCGCGGCGGGAGTTGTTGGCCTGGCTGCCTGGAAACTCGGCTTTCTAGGCAAGCAAGAAGGCAAGGGCCTCGCTAAAAACGACGCAAGTGACTCAGGCGACGCCGACTCCGAAGACTCCGAGGACTCGGGAGAGTGGAGTCCTTCCCGTTCGGGGTTTGTTGAGGACATGAAGGCGAAGTTCTTCAATCTGCCACACAACAAGTCTCGGTTTAGCGGCGTGAGCATCTACGTCGACGCTGAAGACGCAATGAAAAAGGGAGGCATTAAGACGCCTTCCCCGCTGATCAATATGCGCGGGCCCAAGAGCGCCACGCTCGATCAGGAGCCTGTGCTGGTGGCGCTGTGCAGGGCTGAGGGCCTTGCGTTCAAGGAAAACGAGATGGGTCCGGGTGTTTATGGGCTCCACCCGGACGATAGCGCGCGCGGTCGCCAGTGGGAAGACTACATCGACAGACTGCGTGATGACGGCCTTCCAGTTTGACGGTCTTCCGGCATAAGGAGAACACATGGCGTACTTCGGCGATCCCTCGCAAATCAAGATCATCAACTTCATCCCCGTTCAGACGCTCGGGAGCCCGAGGACGTCTCCGGCGCTGCTCGGCTCCTATACGAGCCTTGGGAATACTGGCGCTGGGGCCGCACCGGCCGTCACGGTGCCGAAGATCGACGTCCAGCGTGCCCTGATTGGAGCTGGTAGGCTGGCCCCTACGCTGCCGAGTGGAAGGACCGCGGCCGACGGGGACTGGGGAGACAGAAGCAGGGCGGCTATGCGCGCGTTTGCCGACTCCCTGCCGGAGCCTGCGCGACTTTCGAGCGTGGCTTGGGGATCTGCGTCCTATCGCTCGCTGAACACTCAGAACATGTCTCTCCCGAGCGTGTGGGCTTCAGCTCTTAAGCTCGGCGGGCCTGCTGCTGCCTCGGGTGGCGGCGCGACGACCGGCGGCGCGACGACCGGTGGTGGTGCGACGACCGGCGGCGCGACGACGGGCGGCAAGGTCCAGTCGCAGAGCGGCGCGACCACGGGCGGCGCGACGACGGGCGGCAAGGTCCAGTCGCAGAGCGGCGCGACCCCGGGCGGCGGCGCGGCTACGACTGGTGGCGGCGGAGCGAACGCTGGCGGCTTCCAGAAGCCCGGCTGGGCAGATGGTGGCGGCGGAGCGAACGCTGGCGGCTTCCAGAAGCCCGGCTGGGCAGATGGTGGCGGCGCAGCAACGACTGGCGGCGGCGCAGCAACGACTGGCGGCGGCGCAGCAACGACTGGCGGCGGCGCAGCAACGACTGGCGGCGGCGCGGCTACGACTGGTGGCGGTGGTAGCCCAGCCGCAGAGGAAGAGAACTTCCTCACGCGCAAATTCGGCGGTATTCCGGTTTGGGCGATCGGCACTGGATTGCTGGTTGCGGTTGGCACGGTTGCCGTGATCGTCAGCAAGCGGTCAGCAGGCGGTCGGCGGGCTGATATCTGACAGGAAGTATTTCATGACGTACCACAACACGGTTTCGGGTCTTTCTCTGTACGGCCTTGGCATGCAGGGCGCGAAGGACGAGAGTTCTGCTGGGCAGTCGTACGCGCCGACTAATCCAACGATGAGCGTCCGCGAACTTCAGCGCCGTCTCATGGCAGCAGGTATGGATGTTGGCAGGACGGGCGCAGACAACGTGTGGGGCGAGCGCACCGAAAGGGCTCTCGCTACGTTTGCGACTCAAAAGGGCCTTCCGCTGCCTCCGCTTGGTATGCCTGGTAAGTATATCGTCAGCGGTTCCAGCGTGACGATTCCGGCCGCAGTGGCAGCAGCGCTGCCCGCCGCATCTGGCGGCAGCAGCGGTGGCCGCAGCAGCGGTGGCCGCAGCAGCGGTGGCCGCAGCAGCGGTGGCCGCAGCAGCGGTGGCCGCAGCAGCGGTGGCGGCAGCAGCGGTGGCGGCAGCGGTGACGGTGGCGGTGACGGTGGCGGCAGCAGCGGTGGCGGTGGTGGCAGTCAGCGCAGTGGTGACAGCCCCCGCCCTGCTCCAGATGTCGTGCCGGATGCTCCGGCGCCAGTTACTGCGGACTCCGATTACGGTGGCAGGGTCAGGGAAGAAACGAGCGAGCTTCCGTGGCCGTGGATTGGTGCGGGCTTGGGCGTGCTGGCCTTGCTCGGCGTCTGGTATTGGAACGAGCGTCAGGCTTCGGACCCGCTAAACAGCGAACGAGAGTTCTAGGGGCTTCTATGACGTACCATCACGCGCACGACTCGGCACACACGGTTCGGCTGCACGGACTCGGCGACCTATCTGCCGGTGACAAGATCACACTCCGGTTCCGTCCCGGCGCTGGTGTCAACCAGCGCAACGCGGTGCGTATTCTTGATGAGCTTCGGACTGCGCTGCTAGGTACGAACCATTTCACCTCGCCGACCTACCTGGGATGGGGAACCGGAGGAACGCTCGTCTACAGGGGTTCTGTTCGTTCGGCGAACTACACGCTGCGGCAGGTTGCCAATATGATGCCTGCGATTACGCTGCGTGTTGCCACTCGTGCTGGTCTGCCGGTCACGTTCCTGAGCGCACTCGATAGCGATGGCGACGAGCGCGTGGCCGAGCAGCCGGATGCTGCACCTCCTGGTGGATCGACTCCTGGCGGCGCGACGACCGGTGGTGGTGCGACCCCTGGCGGCGCGACCCCTGGCGGCGCTGCGACTCCAGGCGATGTCCCGGCGCCGGATCAGTCTGAGCCTTCGCGCGAAGGCGGCGGTTCGGAGCAGGGCGGCGGCGCGAAGAAGAGCATCATCCCTGTGGCGTTGATTACACTGGCCTTTGGTGGCCTGGTTATTCTTTGGGGGACTCCGGCCCGTCGTGGTCGGTCTCGCGCGTAAGGATGAGGGTGAGCTGAATGTCGTACGCCAATCGCACTGTTCTTCGTCGCTCGGTCGGATCCTTGTCGGGCATCAACGACAAGGTGGACCGCGGTGACGAGGTCACGCTCCGGTTTCAGCCGGGTGCTGGCGTCAACGCGTCTACCGGGCAGCGTGTGATCGACGCCTTGCGCACGGGCGTGCTGGGGACGAGGCACTTCGAAACGCCTAGCGTCGCGAGTTGGGGCTCAGGCACGAACCGCGGGATGCTCGTCATCAAGGCGGAGACGAGGTCCGACAATTACACGCTCCAGCAGATCGCGAACTTCATGCCGAACATCGCGCGCAACGCGTCGGCAAGTTCGGGTCTTCCCGTTACGTTTGCCAGCGCAAAAAACGAAGACGGAGACGAAGCGTTCGCGGCGGGGTCAAGAGGCCAGTCATCCGGTGGTGGAAGCTCGGCCCTGCCCATGATGGCGCAGATCATCGACATCCGTGTTCTATCTGCCACGAATCGAGCCCTGGCTCAGGCGATGAGCACAGAGCTTGCCCGACGAATGCGGGAAATCCAAGTAGGCAACTACGACGGCTTGCTCAACAGCATTCGCAGCCTCGCGACGCGTTCGCTTACGGATTCGGCACCGATCACTGCTGTTCGAGATGCCGTGTATTACGGCATCAGGCAGCTTGATCGCCTTTCAACCGCGACGGAGCGGGCGGTTGACAAGACGCTCCGTGACAGGCGGGACCCAGGCTCGTTTGTCGACACGCCAAAGAACCGCGAGATCATCGCCGAGAGTCAACGTGGGCTTGGCCTCGCCGACCGGATTCGAGATGGGCTGTCCGCGATCTATCGCGCCGTAGCTCCGGCCGAAGGCGTGCGCGGGCTCGGCGATCTCTCCTCGGCGCTGTACACCATGTCTCTTGGCCTACTTTTCAGCGGCCTTACAGGTGGCGTGTCGGTTCCTGTCGCCATGCTTGTCGCGCTGACCCAACTCTTCGGACTTGTGGACGAGGTTATCGAAGCGCTCAAGGCGATGGCGAATGTCGTTGTCGAGCCGGTTCAGGAAGCTGCTGCGGACTGGCTCAGGTTCGTGCTCATCGGCGGAACGGTCGCCGCCGCGGGGTACATCGGCTGGAAGCTGTGGATCACGAAGAGGGCCGCGAGTAGGTTCGTCTGATGCCCAAGATCGTCGGCTACGTCGGTGATACGGCGCCGCCAGAAGAACCCTCGTTTCCGTGGCTTGGCGCCGGGGCGACGGTGTTTGGTGCGCTCGGCGTGCTGTGGGTTGCGTCCAAGCTGCCCAACTGGAGACGCTCGCTCGTAGCCAACCCGCTCAGTGAGTACCAGGAACCAACGCTCAACAAGATCGAGTCGGCCGTCAAGAAGGCGCGCACAGGCGAGCCTCGCTACCCGGTTCCTGACAGTGTCCGCGAGGCGCTGAAGAAGCTCCCGCCCGGACGCTACACGTACGATCTTGGCGCGGGATACCCGTCTCGGACACGCAAGACGAAGCCGCGTCAGCGTGTCCGTCGCTATCGCCAGAAGACTACGCGCCGCGGAGCGAACTACAGCGCGAGCAAGGCAGCCCAAGAGACCGACAGCCCGCATATCGTCGTCGAGACGTTCGGGAAAGAAGACGGGCCAGTCGGCGCGGAGTACGAGGCGTCTGAGTTCGTGACGCTTGCGGTTTACCGCGAGGACGGTCGGCCTGAGTTCCTAATCCATGCGGACAAGGTCGAGCAGTCTCCGCTGCCCACGGCTGAAGAGCGCAAAGCGAACCTCGCGGCGCTCAAGCAGAAACGCATCGACAGTGAGCGGCTGAAGCAGGAAGCGCTGGCCCGCAAGGCGCTGCTTCTCACCGCACGCACTGAACTGGAGATGAAGAAGATCGCGGACCGCATCGCGCTCGACGAGGCGGCACGCGAAGTGCGCGCGCGGCGCGACACGTCGAAGCGCGAGGAGCGTGTTCGCCGCATCGTCGAGAAGCAGATTTTTGGTGGCCTCGCGTCTGAGATCAAGCGCGCGCGCAAGGATACGGCCAAGCAGCTCGGCGCGTCTTTCGCGGCGGAAGAGGCCAAGCGCGCGGCGGCTCGTGCAGCGACTGAAGCTGCGGCTGCGGCTGCTGCTGCGGCAGCTGCGACTCCTGCTGCGGGCGGTGCGCCAGCAAAGCCTCCGCGGCGGGCTCCTACGGCGCAGGAGCTTAGACAGGAAGCGACCGCTGCGGGGCGCAGGGCAGCGGCGACGCCAGCGAGCGGCAACTACGTGCTGGTGGCCAAGGCTGGTGAGTTTGTCGCTGCGATCGACGCGCGCGGAAACAAGAGGCTCCTGCTCGCTGAGCCCTTTGCAGGTACGAACGCAGACCTGGGTTCATTTGTCACAGTCACCACCCCCGGAGTGACCAGCGCGAAGTACGGGAAGACGTTCGGCGTCAAGCTCGCCAAGAAAGCAGACAAGCCGACCCCGGCGCAGAAAAAAGCTGCCGAGAAGGAACTGAGCACCACGATTGAGAGCGAGGCCGAGCTTCCGCCTCCTCCGCAGAGGCAGCGCGCGGCGCCTGTCCCCGACGAAGAGGCAGAGGCTCCGGCGCCCACGGCGAAGCCAAAGACCTCGCGCAAGGCGCCTGCCAAGGCTGCACCGGCGAAGGTTGCGACGGTCAAGGCCCCGCCAGCGAAGGCCAAGCCTGCCAAGGCGTCCTCCGCGAAGCCCGCTTCAGAGCCTGCGCCCGAAGCGCCGCGCACGGTTCCGCAGAAAGCAGTTCGCCAGGAACTCGTGGTGCCTGGCCTGTACTTCTACATCGACTCCGTCAACGGGCGAGCGCGCACCGTGAGTAGCGAGGGCAAGGTCGTACTGTTCTCGGAGGGCCCCTTTGAACTGGCGAAGGCGAAAGAGAACTCGCTCGTCTCCGTGAGGATGAGCACGAAGGCCTCCGTTCCGTTCATCGTGGAGAAGGCGCCGCCGAAGTCGAAGCTGACAGCTGACCAAGAAGAGCGAGTCTTCCGCATCGTCGCGGGTCAGGACGCGGGGGCGCCTGATCCCGCACCAGCGCCAGTCAAGGAAAAGCAGCGCGCGGTTAAGACCTCCGTGGTTAAGCGAAGCCGGGCACAGATCGAGGATGCCGAGTCTGTGGGAAATCAGTTCCCTTCGCTCGACGATCCGGTGGACGAGTTTGAAGAAGAGGACGATGAGGTCGGTTCTCTCTTTGCCAAGCGTAGCGGCTCGGAGCGAGAAGGTCGTAGGCCCAAGACTAGCCGTGCAAAGGCTGCGGGTGAACCAGCAACCAAGAAGCAGGAGGGCGCCCCCGCTGCGCCTGCTGCTCAGAAGTACTTCTCGATCGGTCGCACCATGCTCCCGGGCGAGGTCGCTGCGGCTCTTTATGCAGGCATCCTTGGGCGCGAGGGCGGCATGGTCGAGGACGGCACTTCCGTCATCGCCACTGGAAGAATCGTTGGCGTTCCGAGCGTCGCGACGCAAAGGCGACGCGCTGGTGTGTTCACGGTACAGATTGAGAGCCAGGTTCTTCAAGAAGTACCCGGGCAAGAAGAGCCTGTTGTACGCGTTATCAAGAAGAAGATCGACATCCCGGTTCCGTGGATCGGTGCCGTCGGCGATGTCGAGCCCGGGGACCAGCTGAGCCTGATCGCCCAGGTCGGCAACGGCGAGCTTGTTGGGATGGCTGCCGACGTGTCTCGCCTCGGGTTCACGGCGCCTCAGCCAATCGCACCGAAGCCTGCCGTTGAGCGCCCGGAGCCCGCGCCCAAGGCAGAGCGCCCTGCGAAGGCCGCCAAGACTGCGCCGGTCCCGCAGAAGCCGCGCACGTCTCGGCCTACTGGGCCGTCTGAGGAGCAGCTTAGGATCAAGGCGATGCCGCAGGCCGAGCGCGTGCTGCGCAACCGAATCCCGGTGGACTGGGTGCGCAGGCAGATCGACTGGGCCATCCCAGAACGCTTGAAGCAGGTACGGATCAAGGCGCCTGATACCAAGCTTACGGACATGGGCGTTACCAAAACGCCTGGCCAGGGCAACAACGGTGAGTTCAGTTTCACCGGCTTCGTCAAGTCTGTGCCGACCGATGAGGGCAAGCGCACGGGCGTTGGGCTTGTCGAAGTGCAGTGGTCGTTCGTGCGCGCGACAATTCCGTTTGCGGCTTTCGGGTCGCGAGACGTGAAGCTCAATGACTGGGTAACAATGTCGGGCGTAGTCCAGGGTCGCGACCTGCGCGATTTCAAGCTGACCCGGCAAGCTGCGGAGCCCGAGTCCGCACCAGAACCTCAGACAACCACGTCACGAGGCGCTTCAATGAAGTCCAAGGGCAGAACCAGCAGGGGACTCAAGAAGAACTCACGGGCTTCCAAGGAAGACCCGTCACTCTTCCGGGAGTTTCGTCGCGTCATCAACATGAGTCCCGGCGAGATCGAGCGCTGGCGCAAGGACCCGCGTCATCGCGACGCGAGCCTGTCGCATATCCGCGCAGAACTACCGCTGCTTGCTCAGATGAAGCGTACGCCGATGTCCAGGTGGACACCGAAGATGTGGAACAAGGCCATGCGTGCCGTCAACTTCGTCAAGCGCCACGAGGCGCAGATGAAAGTCCAGGGCAAGCGCTACGGCACAGGGCGGCTCCACTCCACGTACAAGCGCATCATCGGCCTGCTGAACTGGGGGCGGAAAACGCCCGGCGTCAACATCAAGAGCGTTCTCGCGAAGAAGACCAGCAAGCGCCGCGTCACGCGCAACCCGGAGGCCGACTTGCACGCGATCCCCTACGCGGCGCCGAGGCTCTACGTGATGCGTTGGCCAGGTTGAATCGGAGGCCATCATGAGCGCGAGCGTCAGATTCGTCAGTTACAAGGGCAAGAGGGGCTTCGTGGTGCGTGGCGGACCGGAGGTTCAGCCAACGCGCCAAGACAGTCACATGGGGCGCAGCTTCTACCTGGTCAGCAGGCTCGAAGCGGCGAACTGGGGCACAGTCCAGAACTACGACGGCGCTGGCATGAGCGCTGGACCGCTGCACGTCATCGCCTACCTACCTGCCAGCGGCGATCCAGGCCCTCTCTGGCGCATGGTGCGAAAAGTCTTCGACGCATCTTCTGCGCCCGCCGTCGTTTCGCTGCGCCGCAAACTCGACAGCCTCGGGTGGTCCGTAGACGAGCGTGGCGTGGTGCGCGACTCGGCAGGCAACGCAGTACCGGGCTCTACAATCCGAGAGCAGTTGTCCGCGTCCGACGGCCGTGTTCCCGAGTCCGGTCCCGTGCATGATCGCGCCAAGAATTGGGCGCTCCTCTTCCACGGCGCATTTGCCGACCCAAGCTCATACCCGGCGCAGTACGAAGGAACGGTTGACTGGCTTCTCGGCAACTTCGAAGCCGAAGCGGACGCGTACCGCAAGTATGTGCCCGGCCTCACGGGCAGCGACGCCGACGTGAAGCGGTGGGTGCGAGGCGCAACGATGGCGCAAGTCGGCCCCTACCTCGACCTGGCAATGTCCATCTATCACGCGTTCTCCGCCAACGCGCCGGGCGTTGCCAAGAGGGTGCTGAACAGCGTGCTCGCTCGGAACCTGAATGTTCGCGATTTCGCCAAGGCGCTGCCGCAGGCCCTTGAGAACTCGGGCTACAAGAACTGGGACCTACGGGCCCGCAAGACCAAAGCTGCCGTCGCTCGCAGCGGCCTGTGGCCCGAGGAAGTCGTCGAGTACGTCTACCCAGATGCACAGGCCGCGTCGATGCGCGAGTACGTCGACGAAGTAGCAGATGCCGTGTCGGAAGCAGCGACAGACGCCGCCGGTTCGATCCTCCCTGTATTATTGCTAGGTAGTGGTGCAGCGGCGGTGTTGTGGTACATGCACAAGCGTCGCGCCAGAAACCGCAGACCGGGCGGGCTCCTCAGGCGATCACGATGACAGCCATCGCATGCGACTCAGAGTAAAGGCATCGAGGCAACATGGCCCTCTATAGCGTCTGGGACTGGAACAAGAATCTCTACCGCGTCTACTCGGACGCGCTGCCGGTCTCTGTCGGCGTCGACCCGGACCCGCCGCGTCCGATGAATGTGCATCTGCTCGGTGCTGTGCCCTTCGAGGGGTGTAAGGTTCTCCCGCATGGCACGCGATTCATGGGCCTCTCGCACGTTCCGCGCGGTGAGATCGTACGGGATGCGAGCGGATTGCGAGAAGTCATGGGTCTCGGGTCAGAAGCGGGCGGGAGGACCGGGATCGGTTCTGTTGCCCTGGTCTGTGTCGGGCTTGCCGTAGGATACTTTGCAGGCAGGCTGATCTCATGATTCGCAACCGATCTTCGAAGAAAAAGGGCAAGAGCACCCGCGCAAGCGCGGGCGCGATGTCCCGCATGTACGGCAAATCGTCACGCGCCAATCCGACCAGCGCCATCCGTCGCTACAAAATCTTCCATAAGAAGGATCCCCGCGGTATCGTGAAGCTTGACGGGCTGCCACCTTTCGTCTCGAAGCTCGGGCAGTGTCTGTCCGTGATGTATGAGACGGACAAGTGGGAGGCAGACGGGGAAGACACGCGATACAAGCACTTGCACGACAGGCGGCGCGGCAGGGAAGTCTACGCGTACGAGGCGGCGTACACAGATGCCGCTGGAGCCCAAGACTTTCCTGTCGATCCACCGACCTCCGCCGAAGGCTTCGCCCGGCTTGGCAAGTGCTACGGCTTTTTTGTGAAGACCGACAGCGGAGAGATCCGCGAGTACAATCCGACGGGCACAGACCTGTTCACGTCGCCCAAGGGCAATCTGCTTGGCATCTACCACCCCACGCAAGGCTGGCTCGCCTTCATCGCGGGCGGCAAGTTGCGCGTCGAAGCGCCCGGCATCGACGGCTGACGAGCGACAAAAGTGCCACGCATGAACTTTTTTCTTAAACCTGTAGCGCGACTGCCGTATCATTACGCTGAGGCTGGCCGGGCGCTCCACTCGTGTACGCTGCCGAGCGGGTGACTTGCGTCCATGGCACTGTCCTACATCAAGAGCAACATGCGAACTGCGCTCGCGTACCGCGAGTCGCCTGGCATGCTGCGCGCCAATGGCGGTGTAGAGGCCTTGACGGTCATGAACCCGGGGCTGGTCCCCCACCTGACCTCTGCCGATGTCCGGCAGAGAAACCTGAAGGAGAATGCGATGAGCTACGACCTTGGGGCACTTTTGCTCCAGAATAAGAAGAAGACCGGCAAGAAGAAGCCCGCCAAGAAGAAGGGCAAGGGCAAGGGCAAGCCGAGCAAGACGATGACGAAGATGCAGCGCGCCGCGAAGAAGCGCGTTACCAAGGCGCTTCGCGCGATTGAGAAGGCCAGGACCGCAGCGAAGCGTCGCCTGAGCAAGGCGACGACCAGCAAGGGCAAGGCGAGGGCGCGCAAGACCAGCAAGAAGGTCATGCGCACGCTGAATACCCGTCTCAAGAAGGCCCGCGCTGCGTTCAAGAAGGCGTCGAAGAAGGCGAAGACCAGCAAGAAGAAGGGATGAGTCATCATGCCCATGATGGACAACCCGAGCGGGCCTAAAAAGAAGAAGCCTACTAAGGCTCTTCGTGCGGCCCAGGCTCGCGCAAAGAAACTGTCTAACGAGGCCAAGAGGAAGTCGAAATCCCTCAAGGCTTTGCAGAAGCGCGTGAATGAAGCGGCGAAGCGCGCCAAGAAGCTTGCTGGGAAAAAGCCCACGAGCAAAAAGGGCGCTGCCCAGCCGAAGAAGACCAGCGCTTCACGCACTTCGCGTGGCATGTACGCGCAGTACTTGCCGACGCTTCCGAGGACCTACGGGAGCAACCTCCCGGACTGGGCCAAGGAGCTTGGCTACACCGGCTCGACGGTGCCGATCGTGTCGCTCCCGACGACGCCCCGCATGGGCTTCGACGGCAAGGGCACCGGCTTCGTAATGTACGACAAGAACGGAAACCCAGTCCTCGACAAGGATGGCAATCCCAAGTACGAGCCGATTCCTGCGTGGCAGCGCACGTACAGCATGGAGCTGTTCGGTCAGCCTGCTTCTGAAGCGCCGAAGAAAAAGGCGACCAAGAAGTCGGCGAAGGCGCAGTTCACCGAAATCCTTGGGCGCGCTGCCGAGGCGAAGGGGAAGTGGCTGTCTTTGGTCGCGGCTGGAGCGGACCAGGCGAAGCAGGATGCCGCCAAGAAGCGCTACGAAGACCTCGAAGCGCGAGTTGTGGAGAAAGAGCTGACGACTCTTCTCTATCAAGAAGCCCTCAAGGGCAAATCCACCAACGCCATCCTCAAGTCGGCGCGCGCCGCAGCGCGCGCAAAGATGGCTGGGGGAACTCCTCCCGCGGCGGTGCAAGCGGGAGTGCAGGCAGCCGCATCGGCCCCGCCCACGCCGCAGGCTGTTCAGCAGGCTGCGCAGGCGGCGGCGCCTACCGGCGGTCCTCCTGGTGCGAAGTGGACGATGCAGCGTGGTCCCGGTGGTCGCTTCGTCAAGAGGCAGGTCACCCCGAACGGCAACTACTACGATGATCTGGACATGAACCCCATGGTCATGGCCGCACCCGAAACCGTTTACGCGTACAGCCCTGCCGTCGGTAAGGATGGACGTCGTAAGGGATTCGAACTTCTCATGTCCGAAGCCGTCCCCGACAAGAACGGCCGTCTGCCCGCTGATGCGGTGACCGTGGTAGTGAGCCCGACGGTTCAGTACGCGGTTCTGACGAAGGTCAAGGAAGTTCAAAAGGCAGTCAAGAAGAATGGTAGCGATTTCCTGGAGAGCAACATGGCAAAGCGTGGTATGAAGCGTAACCCCCTCGGATCGGATCTCATGGAACTCGGCCGCCCCGTTCTTGGCGCGACCGCAGGCTTCGCGGCGTCGCGCGCGGTCAACGCGCTCGCGCTGTACGGGCTGTCGAAGACCCAGATGGACCTGTCCAGCGCGGGCGCGCAGATCGGCATCCGCGCGGCAGCCACCGCCGTCGGCGTGCTCGGCACCATGACCTTGGGCAACAAGGTGGACATGATCCGCGACAATCGCACGTCGATCGTCACGGGCATGATCCTCAACGTTGCGGAGGTCGCCGTCCGCGCTCTGACGTCGGAGAAGCTCGCAGCCCCGGACGCGAACCCGTACCTCCGCAACCTCGCCCTCGGCGCGAGCTACTACGACATGTCGCACGCTGGCGCCCCGTACTCCCCGATGATGGGCGAGTACGTGTCGCAGTCGCTGAACGGCATGGGCGAGTACGTGTCGCAGTCGCTTAACGGCGGCATGGGCTCGTACATCGCGCAGGCCGCGGCTGGCATGGGCGAGTACGTGTCGCAGTCGCTCAACGGCGGCGACGGCCTCGGTGAGTACGTCTCCCAGTCGCTCAACGGCCTTGGCGAGTACGCCGAGGGCGTTGATCCGAGTGACCAGGAGGGCGTCGACAGCATGATCAACAGCGCGGAGGCCGTCGCGGGTCTCAGCGGGACCGAGGTCATGGCGGCGACCGCTGGTCTTGGCGCGACCGAGGTCATGGCGGCGACGGCGGGCCTTGGCAACGTCCAGGGCATGAACCGCGGCATCGTCACCCGTCGCGGCATCTACAACTTCTTCACGCAGCCCGTCTCGGCGAGCGGCGGTCGTCTCCCCACGGTCTCCATCGAAGACGCGCCGATGCCCGTCGTCGGCATGGGTCCGGCTCGTCCGGGTGCAGTGCCCATCGATGACCAGGTCGCGACCCCCGAGGGCCGTGGCTACGCTGGCGGCATCTTCGGCCGTCACATCTTCGGGACGATGGTCTGATCACCATCAGGCTATCGAGAGAAGGCTGGTGACTCTTTGCGGATCACCGGCCTTTTCCCGAGCCAACTTCACTCAGCATGTGGTATGCTGAGGCTGTTCGTCAGCTCACAAAAGACCTGAGAGATCCTCAGGCAGAGAGAGAGAAAGCAATGCCCAAGATCGTCGGAACCCGCGAGCGCGTTCATCAGCCGTCAAATCTGTAGGGCGGCCTCCGCGAGTAATCGCGGATGGAAAATCGGGTGAATTAAACCGTTTCGTGATCCGACTTGCTCAAGGACGTCGACATTGCATGGCTGGCCGGGATCATTGACGGGGAAGGCTGCTTCTCCATCAAGAGACCGATTCCCAAGAGGAAAACTCCTCACCGGAAAACCAGCTACCAAGTGTGGGTCGTCCTCTGCAACACCTCCGAGTCAATGGTGAGGCGAGCAGAGAGCATCCTGAAAGACCTGGGAGTCGAGCATCAGCCGATTCGCAAAGTCTGGAAGGGTCAGAGAGCTACCAGGTGGCAGTTTTGGTTGCACGTCGCTAAGAAACACGACGTGCTCAGGTTGACGGAGGCACTTCTCCCTCACCTGACGGCAAAGAAGACCGAAGCCGAGATTGTTCAGTGGTATCTCTCGAAGTCGTGTCAGGTGGCGCAGTATCGGACCACAGAACTGGATGCACTGGTTCTTGATTCGATGTCGGCTATCAAGCGAAATGGCGGGGAAGCCCCTGCGGAGGTACAGAGCGTGCTCCGCGAGGTAATCCCGAGCCAAGCCAGACTTGGGCTCCCAAAAGGAGAGAGTCTGGAAGGCGTAGAGACTAGATCGGTGAGTCCCAACGATAATCCGATCCACGAGTGCCCGACTTCCTCAGTCCATTGAGGAAGGTGATATAGTCCGACACTCCGGGGAAACCCGGAGAGCCAGCATAAACAGCTGGCGTAACTGAATGTCTACGATTCGCTCATCCGCGTGGATGGCTCCACCAACCTCCGCCAGACTCCGCAGAACGGCTTCGGCGCGATCTCCGCGCGCACGCAGCTCTTCAGCCGTCAGGCCTCGGACATCGCGGTGACGAACCTGGCGACGCCGGGCCAGTTCACCTCGGACCAGACCTTCGTCACGCTCGCGATCCGCGTGTGGACGTATTTCCGCGTCAACTTCGAGGCGGAGATCCAGTCGGGCCAGCGTCTCCTGAGCCCGGAGAACCTGACGGACCGCGTCGCGCGCGTCCACAAGCTCTACCACCAGTCGCAGAACCAGCTGTTCTTCGACTTCACGGCTGGCGACAAGCCGCAGATCCAGCACTTCACGGCGTACACGCCGTTCGCGGGCGGCCTTGACGGCTTCTTCGCGGACAGCCGCCTGCCCCGTGCGAACAACGGCGTTCCGACGAGCGGTGCGCTTATGCGCCTCGCCCGTCCGATCCTCATCCCGCCTCGTCAGGGCTTCCGCGTCTTCGCGACGATCTCGCCGATCGGCGAGCAGGTCGGCGCGTCGCTCACGGAGCAGCTGAACGGCCTCCGCGACGACAACAACGGCCCGTTCCCCATCTCGGGCGCGTCGGTCCAGGGCGCGGACAACATCGAGAAGGACATCAAGTACCTTATCGATGGTATCCACTCCCGCGACGTTCTCTGATGGTTCTTGCTGGCTTTAGGGTCAGCATAGCCTAGGTCTCGGGGCGAGGCAACTCGCCCCGCGATCTCTGCCTCGAACCCCCGTCCGTTAGCTGCCCCGCATGCGGGCGGGGGTTCGGTGTAGAGATCGCGGGTAGTCCGCGAACCACCTGCACAGGTTTGCTGTGCGGCATGCACACGCAAAGGAACCCCGGCGAGAAGTTGGGGAACTGATGCTGTGCCAAGGAGATAGCGCATGTCCGACGATATTCCGCTCAATGTTCCGCCTCAGGTCGCGTCGTTTCTTCGCAACCTGAACGACAAGCAGGCTCGCCAGCAGTCGCAGTTCGAGGCGCTCGCGAAGGCGTACCGCGAACTCCGCACGCGCTCGGAAGGCGACAAGCTGGAGATTCAGCGCCTGGGCGAGTGGGTTCGTAAGGCCGCCAGCCGCATCCGCTACATCGAGGACATCCCGGGCAAGCGCGTGCCCTACACGATGAACTTCGAGGTCAGCATCCCGTCGGTCGCGAACGCCTCGAACCCGGTCGGCGCCCGCATCCGCGCCCAGCAGCAGGTCTCGATGGACGGCCCCTTTGTCGGCACGATGCTGATGGGCGCCTTCCGCATGCAGACGTTCAGCCTGGGTCCGGTTGAAGAGTACCCCAACCTCCCGCCCCTTGGCGAAGAGGTGCTCACGCCTCTCACCGGCCGCTTCCGCCCCGTCGCCTCGACGGCCGACGCCTTCCAGGGCGCGTACATCGGCCCCGGTGCGGGCGCTGCTGCTACTGACGTCAACACGTTCCGACCCGGCGAGATTGACTTCCTCTGGGAGTACGCCGACGAGGGCACGGACCGCGAGCGGCAGAACCAGATCCCGACCCCGAGCCGGTATCTCTTCAGCGAGAACGACCGTCCGTTCTACCTCGCCGTGAGCGATTTCTTCGAGCGCGGCTCGACCATCGCGTTCTACCTCACGCTGCTCCGCTCGGTCGGCCTCGCCGAGGTGAACTTCAGCAGCGGCTGGAACGGCATCACCGAGTCCCCGATCGCCCCTGTCGATCGCGTGCTCCTCGCGCTCGGTGGCACCGTTACGCTGTCGATCCACGGATACAAGATCCTCCAGGCGCAGTCTCCGGCCGTCTGATAGGCTGGCCGAATGGACACTCGCTCCCAGCCTGGGTCACCACTCCCACAGGGGAGCCCAGATGCGCACGCAACCAACGTGCGCGTCACGCAGGGCTTCTTTGCCCAACTGCCGCCAAATGCGATTGCCTATTTCAATAGGCAGTACATCTCGGAGTACCCGCGACCGATTCAGGTCGGTCCGGGGACGGCGTATCCGCGCAACGTGCCGATCCTTGACCTGACAGTGCCTGTCGGCAGCGTCATCGTCATTCGCGACGGCATCTTCACGGCGTACCAGCAGAACGGCCTCGACATCAACGACACCGTGCCTGTCGACAACAGGCGTCTGCTCACGTACGTCGCGTTCGGGCTGGAGATCAATGGCAAGGGCCAGACCGACAGCCAGAACAACGTCTACGGCACGGGCGGCCTGCTCGCGCGCGAGGCAGCTGGCGGCAACGTCACCGTCGGTCCGGGCGCACAAGTCCCCTCAACGGTAAAGGTCTATGGCGGCAGTATCATCTCGGGTCCGCCCGGGACGTTCGCGCTCTACGCCATGCCGCAGCAGCGCATTCGCGCGTCTGCGTGGATCGTTCGGCCGCCGCCGTTTGAGATCCGTCGGTTCGGCTTTGACATGAGCGGCTTCCTGCTCTCGAAGGTCGGATTCGAGCGCTTCAAGCTCGGGTTCAATTACTGAGGAGAACGTCCATTACGCAAAGAGCCCAGGAGGGTGACTGTCGGCGGGGAGTCGAGACTCGGAAATAAATCCGCATATCGACAGGGCGGCCCGGCTTTCACGTACGAGTGGCCCCTTCGGCGCTCACCCTCGTGGGCTCTTTGCGTAGCCTCAACCTTGCGGTTGTCTGACACTTCAGGTAGCCTCGCCGGATGACACGGGGCAACCTTCTTCAAAAATCAGACATCCAAAAACAGACTCGACGGAACGTGCTGGCGCTGTCGTACAACGGCAAGGTGAAGGCACGCGTCGCGAGGCTGCACGGGCACGACGAGAACACGTTCTTCGTCGTGAACACCAACGCGATCCCCATCCCGGACGAGATCGAAGAGCTTGCGCAGCAGGCGGGCACCACCCTCGCGGGCAGCCCAACCGAGGACTCGTTCCGCAGGCTCGTTGCCGAAGCGATCATCGCGGAGGCAATCGAGCACGCGCCGGAGCACCTCTTCGAGATCACGGGGACCGCTTTTTCCTGGCCCGACTCGACTCTAGTCTCCCTGGAGAGAGACACCCGCGAACGCGAGGAGCGCGTAGAGAGCCTGATCCGCGAAATCCGGCTGAGGCTGCGAGCCAAGCTGTCCGAGCGCATCCCTGTGTTTGACTGGGTGCCGCCCAGCATGGACTACACGACGCCATCGCAGGAACCTGCCGCGTCCGGGGCGACAAAGGCTTCCGCGAAGTCGGCCACCGCCGAGTCGCCAGCGGCTTCGGTCGAGCCTGAGCCAGAACTCGACTTCTCGGTACGCGACGAGGCCCTCCGGCCAAGCGATGCCGTGATCTCCAAGATCCGCGAGGCCGTCAAGGCCATCCGCGAGAAGGATGTCCCGCAGCGACTCCCCGCCGGAGCGCGCAAGGTCGTCGAGGCTGCGGCGCCAGGCATTCTTATCTGGTACGGAGGCCGAGCCATTCCGTGCCCTTCCCTTGGCGATGCCCTGACCGCTGGCCGAGCGCATGCGCTGAAAAAGTCAGCGACTGCCCAGAACTCACAGGATACCGTAGTCATCGACTGGGACGGAGAGCAGCCGGTGCTCGTCAGGCGGTTCAAGCCGGGGTCCGGTGCTACCACGTACCGCTGCGAGGACTTCGTGAAGCCTACCAAGAGCGAAGCGCATGAGGAGATGCCAGAGCAGGCGTCGCCTGCTGAGGTGACGCCATGACGCGTGACCCTAAGCGCAACCCGCTGGCCGCCAAGCCGCCAGAGAGCTACCACCGACTCCGAAACGAAAGCGGATTTCGTAAGGTGCTTGGCCGCGCTCCGACCCCTGAGGACTACCAAGGGATTCACACCACGGATAGCAAGGCCGTCGCTGCCGCCTACGCTATTTCCGCGTGGACCTTGCGTGGACAAGACCCCGACGATTTCCCTGTGGTCATACGCCTCGACACGACGGGCATTGCTCCGCTACCCGATGTCGATGCAATGCTGAGCGGTAGAGACCTCTACGACTCCATTCTCGGCGAGGTGCAGGCCGCGCTTAGTCGCGGCGAGAGCGCCGCGCAGATCGAAGAGGACTTCGAAGAGTTCACGCTGGAGCCAGAGGTGGTCGGTCTCATCGGCACCGATCCTGCTGCCGTGATCTTCGACGAAGTGCAGATGTATCCAGGCAATCCGATCTCGCTGCTCTTGGAGTACGGGACCGGCACGGACCCCGTTCAGCGCTTCGCGACCACGGGCGAAGTCCCACCGGCGGCCCTGAGCGAGGTCGTGCGACAGCGCCGGTACATGCGCGACTTCGATCTCGACCGCGTCGCTGGCATCGACGCTGTGCAGCCGTGGTGGCCCGAAATCGTGAACGAGGACGACGAAGGCGACATCGAGAAGATCCGTGATGCGGGGTGGGATGCTATTACGTTTGACGACGCCGCCAGCGGAACCATCCGACCCAAGCTGAAGACTATCCACGGGAGCCCACGAGGCGGCGAATCCGACTATCACGGCACGACTGCCGCGATGGTGCGCGCGGCTTTTCCTGGAATTCGGCTCGGTCGAGGCTACCGATGGCAACCGCTTGACAGCATCAGGGTCAAGATGCGAGGCGCAGAGGTCAACGAAGACGACGAGGAGGACGCCTGATGCCGCCGCGCAAGACGCCGGGGCAGGCGTTCATGGACTCGCTGCTGGAGATGGGGATCGACTCGCTGCGAGAGACGATCCAGACGGCGTTCTCTGCCGAGCAGATGTTCCAGCCGCAGCCTTCGCACTTGCCACGATTCAACTGCAACGCGCCCGGGTGTCAGGCAACCACCCAGAGCGCGTGCATGAGTTGCAAGCGCCCGTACTGCGCGAGGCACTCCGAGTGGCGCCGCGCCGACGGGTTTGTGATCTGCCACCGCTGCTTCCAATTCCTGTGGGCATCCGGCAAGGAAGCTGCTCACAGGGGATCATGGGACGCCTTTCAGCGCGCGAACGGACAGTACGCACGAGGCCCGATGCCACCGCCGGTGCAACCGGGGCCGCCTCCGCCTCCGCCTCCTCCTCCTCCGCAGCAGGCAGCGCCTCGTTCGCGCGAGCAGGCTCCGTGGGAGGTGCTCGGCATCGAGCCAGACGCCACGGAAGAGCAGATCAAGAAGGCGTACAGGTCGGTTGCAGCGCGCTGTCACCCCGATGCAGTCCCCGCGGAGGAGCGCGATGCGGCAAAAGAAGCCTTCATCCGCGCATCGACAGCCTATGACGCTATGCTATCTGCGCTGAAGGCGTCACAAAGGTAGAGACCTATGCCGAAGACCTCCAATCTGCGCGCTCAAGTGCTGAACGTTCAGCGCGCTGGCGACAAGAGCTTCACGATCACGGTCTCTGTCTGGGAGGCTCCAGGCAGCCCCGATTCTTCGAGCGCGGTTCGCTTCCAGTTTCAGTCGCACAAGAATCCGGCTCTGTGGTGGCGCCTGTCCATGACATCGGCGCGCAAAGGCAGCGCCATGACCAGGGACGCCGCCAAGTACACGAACTCGATGTACAACAAGGCGCAGCGCGCCGCGACCGACGCGATGAACGACTTCATCGTATCCGAGAGCGACAAGCGAACCGGCGCTGCCGCAGGCCGCAAGCTCAGCCCCAATCTCTCCACCATGCCACTTCGACACATCAAGCACGGCGCGGTGCCCAGCAGGGCCGAGTTCATGACGTACGCGGAGGGTCGTTTCGACGATCCTTTCCGCTACTACATGAAGCTAGATGCGCCCGAAGCGACAACCATCGAACGAGCGGCAGACGTTGCGGATGTCATGCTGCTCGATCGAAGCGGCATGATTGCAATTGCAAGCCTGGGAGACATGTACCAGCTGATCTGCGGCCTTTGCTTTCTTGGGCAAGAGCGCGGAAACAAGAACGCCATGCTACTCGCGGCGTCTCTTCTCGGCGCAGCGGGATTCCACTGGACCTGACATGGCCAGGCCGCGAACAAGCCGAGTCCCTGAGGGGCCGCGAAGGGCTCCCCTCCGCTATGTCAGCCCAGAGGAGCAGAAGCTGTCCGGGTACGGGCGCGACGTCTGTCATCTTCTCGTCGGCATGGCGCTCAAACAGGACGTGAGCGACCTGACTGCCAAGCTTCAGGCAAAGGCTGAGCGACTTCAACGCCAGGGGATCAGCAAGGAGCGCATCGAGGCCACGATCCAAAAGGCCGAGGATGACATGGCCCCTCACCTGAAGAAGCTCACTGGCATTGACGTTCGCAGGCAGCCCAGGCTGTTTGAAAATCCCACGAAGATCCAGCTAACCAAAAACAAGTTCGCGCTGGTCGATCCCAAAGACCACGACAAGCTCAGCAAATACTCTTGGTACTGCGGGTTTCGAGGGTACGCGATGCGATCGAAGATCATGCCGGACGGCAGCCGCAAGACCGTCTCGATGCACCGCGAGATCCTTGGCGCCAAGTCAAACGAAGAGGTCGATCACATCAACGGCAATCGACTCGACAACCGCCGCTCCAACCTGCGCGTGATCGATCGCAGCGCCAACCTTCACAATCGCGGCGCGTATGGGCCGTCCGGCGTGAAGGGCGTGTCGTGGGACAAGCGAAAGAAGGCGTGGCGCGCTGAGATCGGAAAGAACGGTAAGCGCGCGTGGCTCGGGTATCATCCGACGAAGCAGTCGGCAGAGGTCGCCTACCGAAAAGCCTCCAAGAAGCTGTACACCGGAAAGCAGAGCGCGGCCCGATGACCCGAGCCTCACACCCCAACGCGCAGCCTGATCAGATCTGTGTCGAACGCGATCGGATCGTGTGGCTTCTTCCGCGCGCCGCTGGTGTGATCCGAGAGCTTCAGACCATGCGCGGCCCGAAGATGTCGGTGCCGATTGTGCCAGGAGTGGGATTGATGGTGATCCTGCCTCCGTACGACAGTCGATATTTCAAGGAGTAGACAGGTCATGGCTATTTTCTACGAAGGCCCGTACATCGTGAAGGGCGCTGGCATCAGCGAAGAGCACGTCATCGGCACGCTTGATACGACCGACAAGGAGACCCTGATCAAGGTCGCGAAGATGCTGTCACTCGGTGGCCGCGGCCGTGGCCGTGGAATCACCGTCGTCGCGTCCATCCCCGAGAAGAACATCACGGTGATGGCCTCGAAGGGCAAGCTCATCAAAATCCCGGACATCATGAAGGAACCAAGGGGTCGAGCCGCGCGCGCTGCGGACGAGTCTGACGACGCGGACGACGAGTGAAGCGGGCTGGGTAGCCGCTGGCGCCGCTTCTGATGCCCGTGCTACCCTGCCTTGCACGGCGGGCGCTCTGTATTGAGAGAGGGATCAATGGAACCGAACAAATCCAGCATGGGCTATCGCGTTTTCGTTCTTCAACGCAAGGGCAAGACTTCCTTCTCCGTGAAGCGGGTCGGTCGCCTTGCGAAGGGCATGTCTACCAAGGAGGCCGCCGCGGTCCTGCGCAGCCTTGCCCCCCGCAAGACGACGACCGCGGTCGCCGTGACGAAGACCGGTAAGATCCGCATGGCCGCGCGTGCGCGGAAGGGCGGCGGTAAGAACAAGACGAGCGCTCGCCTCGTGAGCATCGCGGCGGCCATTCGCGGCAACGCAACGCTCAGCACCAAGAAGGCTCCTGCCAAGGGCAAGGGCAAGGGCAAGGGCAAGGGCACGAGCAAGAGCAAGGGCAAGACCTCGTCCGCCGCACGCCTGCGCGGCCTGCCCCGCAACGCCACGCTCCGGCTGAGCGGCAAGGGCAAGCGCCTCTTCAAGTCCAGCAAGGCCAAGGCTGCCAAGGGCAAGTCATCGGCGAGCAAGAAGGGCAAGAAGGGCAAGTCGAAAAAATAGCAGAAGCGCGATCGGGAAATGCGGGGCGCAGGAGTTTCACCATGTCGAATTATGTCTCGGATCATGGTCTCTACGGTTACAGCATGTTTGGCGACGCGGCTTCGGATGTTGCAGTGGCGCAGGCTCAGCACGCCGCTGCGACTGGCTCCGGCTCTGGCCCGCGAGCGCGTAGCGAAGCAGATCGAATCCGCGAAGCGGAGCGCGAGATCTCGCGCGCCGCTTCCCAGCGTCCTCCCCACCGAGACTTGGTCGAGATGCGTGCGCTCTTGAACCGATCTGGATTCAATAGGCTTGACGGTTCCGCAAAGCGCGTATGGTACAGCTACTTCGTGCGCGTCGCTGCCACAACCACCGGACGCGTGGCGGAGTTCGCAGCGCTAAGCGCGGCAGCATCGCGCATCTGAACTGACTGCACACGGAGTACGCACGATGTCATACCAGCCAATCATGCGCCCTTGGGTGCCGGAAATCTACACTCTTGGCAGTCGTGGGCGCTACGCTCAGTACCCGACGTTCGTGCGCACGCCGATCCCGGGCGCGGGCTTCAACCGCCGCCTGGTAATGGCTTCGCAGCCGCTCATGCTTAACGGCCTTGGCGCGCTCGGAAATCCGCTCGACCCGACGGCGCTCGTGAACACAGCAGCGGGGTTGCTCACCAACCCCAATGCGACCCTCGCCGCCAAGGGTCCCGAGCTTGTAGCAGCCGTCGATCAGCACGTGATGGGACCGCTGGTACAGTCTGTTGTCAAGCAGACGAAGCCTTACATCCTGAAGTACGTGCTGCCTGTGTACGCCGTGATCACGGTCGCGGCGGTTCTGGGTGCAGTGTACGGTTATCAGATCAAGAAGAAGCTTGGTGCGTGATGAAGCGAAACAGGACGTCTCGGAGCACGACCATGCGCAGAAACGCCGCGCGCGAAGATGAGGAGGAGGCGTACACGCCTCTCAACCAAGTACTCCATTTGCAGGCCTCTACCGCGAAGCGGTTCTGGCAAAAAATTGAAGAAGCCCAGCGCCTCCAAGGCGAGCGGACTGCCTCTCGGCTTTTACGGCCTGACAAGTCGGTCGTCGACAGCCTACAGAGGAGCGCGCGGCTACTTGCGGAAGCTACTGGCGACTACCATGCGTCCGATGCATACGCGCACGCCGCGCAATTCCTTGGATACAAGAAAAGCATGTATTCTGACGGTTGGGATTACGTCTACTCAGCCAGCCCGGACAGTAAGGTTTCCTTCGAATCGCTTGATCGGGTACGAGCGGCGTTTATGCGTGACCTTTCTTTCCTGATCGATGGCCTGATTGACTTCAAATACAAGACGGAAAGCGCGCAGCGGAGCGCAAAACTAGAAGAAGAGTTTCCGGGCGGCTGGGACCTTTAACAACTATCACGCGGGGCAAACATGACCATCAGCAAACGCGATCTCTTTACGATGAACGAGCGCCAGCGGGCCGCTGGCAAGAAGATGTGGAAGCAGACAGAGGCGACCGGCTCGATTGCCATGTCGTCAACCGACTACGAAATGATGTCGCTGAAGACGTGGGTCCGTTACGTCGACAGCAAAGGCGCGGAGATCGGCGTGATCGAGTGCGAGCTGTATCATCAGCCAAACGCTGACGGTCAGGCAGTCGGCATGCTCTGCGGCATGTGCCCGAAGTGCGCGGAGTGCTTCCTCGTCAACGAGGGCAACAAGACCATGCACCTCGGCGACATCACCTACGGGCGCGCGCCCGCGTGGCTCAAGACGCACTGGTCCTACCACAAGCGTCAGCTGAACCAGATCGTCTCGGACGACGACAAGATCCCGATGGTGTCGAGTCCCGAACGCTGGGCTTGCGACTACTGCAAGTCGTGGTGCGTGAAAGTCACCGAGAACGTCGCGAGCGACCACTACAAGGGCGTCACGTTCGTGGCAAGCTCCTTCGGCGTGGATACAGTGCGGTCCACGGCGACGCCTTCCGCCCCCGACCCGGTCGCAGGCAAGGCGACGTCTGGCGATTTCGACATCTGAGGAGTCCCGGTGACCTACGCAAAACACCCCGTCGCGCCTGAAGCTATCACTCCCGAAGAACAGGTCTACTCCCCGTTCTTTACGGACCAGGGGCTCAGCAACTACCGCGTGATGGGCGCGGGCCCGACCGCATACACGCAGCGGCAGGCGCCCATGCCGATGCCTGAGTACAGCTACGCACCACCCAGCTACGCATCGCATGACCCCTACGCGCCACCTCCCGGATACAAGCTTGTTCCGCTCGGCAACGCCGACGGCGACCGCAAGGGGATGACGCGCGGACAGAAGATTGCTGCTGTCGTGGTGGTCGTTGCCATCGTCGCAGCGATCATTTTTGCCGTGAAAAACCGCAAGAAGGAGCCCGAGAAGGCGACGCTCACGCCAACCAAAGCGATCAGCAAGCTGCCCACCTCGCGCATTGCACAGAGCCTATACAAGCGCTTGGAACGCAATGGCAGTGCGAGCAAGAGCGTGCTCGCGGCACTCGATAAGATCGCTCAGGAATAGGCGCGCGATGCCCGTAGATCGCGCACAGACCCGGGCGAAGATGGCGTCGAGCATCGCCCTGATGCTTGAACAAGGCGTGTTCGTGGAGGACGTGCTCGAAGCACTGCGCATCGCGGTCAGTCAGGCCTCGATGAGGGCTCAGTCTGAGCCGCGACCGGCGCGTAGGGTTGAGCTGCTCAACTTCTACTCCGACGCCAACCAGATCCTTGCAGACGCTTGCAGAAGGACCGACATCGCCGGGAGATCTGCGAAGAAGATCGCCGGAGTTCGCTGATCTTTGTTTGACATTGTCAGACAACGCGGGTAGCATCCCGCGCAATGTCTGACCATCAAACCACTGAGCAAAACGGCGACCTAACCCTATCCGAGGGAGAACTCAGAAGCTCGGAAGAAGTGCTCACTGCTCTGCGACGAGAGGCGCAGCAGGGTGTCTTCCGAGCCACCAACTATGTCGCGGAGCCTGCGCCAGGGTTCAGCACGCGCGGCGTCTGGATGTCCGCGGGCATCAACTACCGCAGCGGCTACGCGCACGTCGCGTTTGCAGACGCGCTGCTCCTGAAGCATGCGGGCGTCCCCTCGTACTTCATCCCGCACCGCGCGGAGATGATCGACTGGGACCGCATCCCCGAGGACCGCAAAGAGATCCTCGAAGAGTACCAGCGCGACGTCGTCGGCATCGGCGAGGTCATGATCGCGGAGTGGCCGCCTCACGAGGCGATCCGCATGACCGAGGTCACGGACCGCTTCGTGATGCGCACGACGTGCGAGACAGATCGCATCAGCCAGATGGCTGTCGATATGTCGAACATCGACGCGATCACCAAGATCTGGTTCCCGTCGGAGTTCGCGCGCCAGTCCTACGTCGCGAGCGGCGTCAAAGAGGCGCGCACCCGCACGCTTCTCCCTCCCGTCATCGGCGACCACCTCGGCCTCTGGCGCCCACAGGTTGTTCCCAACGCCGCGCCCGTCGACGACAAAAACCCCTTCACGTTTGGCGCAATGGGCACGTTCCAGGCGCGCAAGGGCTTCAACCACCTCATTCGCGCCTACTACAGCGCGTTCAGCGCCGCGGACCCCGTGGTCCTGACCATCCGCACGAGCCCGTTCGGTCGATTCCGCACTGTGCAAGAGCTTCGCGCAGAGATTGAACGGCAGGTCAAGGCGCTGCGCTCAGAACTCGGCCCTGATGCAGCGAACAAGGGCTTCCCGCGCATCCGCGTGCTGATCGGCACCGAACTTACCGACAAGGAAATGATCGAGTGGCTCGGCTCACTCGATTGCTATGCGAACCCTTCGTTCGGCGAGGGAACGGGGCTCCCGCTGCTATACGCGCGCGCGTCCGGCGTGCCGATTGTCACGAACCTGTTTGGCGGCGTCGCGGAGTCGCTCGGTGGCGAGTTTGGTGCGCCTGCCATTCAGTACCTCGACAGCGACAAACACCCATACGACTCGATCGTGCCGCACACCATGAAGGACATCCCTACCGAGATGCTGCGCATGAACTCGATCTTCGAGGCCGGGGTGAAGTGGGCCGACTACGTTCCTGAAGAAATGGGCGAAGCCATGCGCTGGCAGTTTGCGCGCGGTCGGCGCAGGAACGCGCTGGGCGCCGCTGTCACCTGCAACAAGTTCAGCGCCGAACGCCTGAAGCCGCTGTTTCTGGAGGCCCTGGGCGAGTTGGTGGACGTTAGCCGTTGGATGAAAAAGCCGTGACTCGGTACATCGTCGCGGGGCACTTCGGCTCGACCCTGAGCTACGCCACGATTTCAAAAGAGATCTCCAAAGCGCTCGCTCGCTGGAACATGCTGGCTGGCACCATCAACTTTGACGACAGCTACCGCGACTTTGAGCCGGTGCGATTGAAGGAAAGCGACATGGCGAGCGCGCGCTTGCTGTGCGTCAGCCTGCCCAGTCACCACATCGAGCAGCTTGCTCAGCACTTCGGGGCTGCGCGCTGCGTGCTCTACATGTCCCCGAACACCGACACGCTGAGCGCCGAAGCAAAGCGCGTCTCATGGGCCTTCGGTGGCCTCATCACACCGTCGCAGTTCTGCGAAGACACGCTCCTGAGGGCGACCGGCAGGCTGAGCGAGCGCGTTCCGCTCGGCGTGGGGTCGCCGTTCCTCGTCGCGCACAAGTCGAACGCGCGGCGACTCGCGGCTCGCCTCGATGATCCCCCGAAGATCTTGCACATGTCGACCGACGGCTTTCTTCCTGGGCGCAAGGGCACGGAAGCCCTTATCGACGGCATCTACTTCGCGCGCCCATCGCTTCCGCAAGGGACGAAGTTCACGTTTCACCTGCTGCCGAAGATTCAGTTCGACGTGCGCGTGCTTGTCGCGGAGCGCGGTCTCGATGACATCATCCAGGTGGTCGCCGGAAACTCTCGCGGCGTGACTGACGACGAGCTTGTGTCACTGATCTCCGAGCACGACATTGTGGTTCAGCCGTCTCGGTGCGAGGGCTACGGGATCACGCAGCTTCTGCCGCTCGCGATGGGCACGCCGCTCGTCACGACGTTCTCGACCGGCATGACCGAGTTCCTGTACCACTTCCGGGGGTGCTGGATGCCGGTGCGGCATGACGCGATGGCCTTGCTCAGTGGCGAGGACGGCATGTCGCCGAAGATTGCTCCCGGTGAACTGGCGGAGGTGCTCACTCTCGCGGCAAGCCGCACGATGCGAGAGAGCGCGCTTCACTACCAGTCGCTAGTCACAGACCAGAGCAGGTTCTCGTGGCAGTGGTCTGAATGCGCAGACCGCTGGATCGACGCAATGGAAACGTCATTCAGTCACAGGTAGGAACATGAGCGACAACAAAGACTTTTCGATGGACGCTGCACTGAAGACTCTTGGTACGGGCCCTGCGCTCATCAAGATGCGCCAGAAGACCTCCACCCCGCTGTCGCTGGGCGCTGACAGCAAGCCGACGATCGTGGAGGAGCACATCACGCTTCAGGCGACGTCGTGGCGCGAATTCGGCGGATCGCCTGGGCTCTGGAAGCTCACACTGGTCGACGGCATGGACGTCGTGATCCTTGCGAGCGACATCTTCGCGATCTTCACGAAGTCGTCGGGAGTTCACTGACATGATGAGCGCGCGGATCACGTTCCGGCTGGCCAAGGACCTGTTCGAGGCCATCGAGAAGGAAGCCGTTCAGCGTGGCATCGTGACTCCGCGCGGCAAGCCGAACGTCAGCAGCGCGATCACGTACATCTTGCGCGAGTGGTTCAAGACGAGGCCCAAGCAGGACTGAAGTCCCGCTCGGGCCTCGATGTCACGCGCTCAGTGCCGGTACGGGCGTCTCGATGTCGTTGACGCGCCACTCGCCCCAGCCGACGTCTACGATCTTGTAGGTTCCCTGCGCGTTTTGCAGGATGTTCTCGTCGTGGAAGTCGGTCCAGTCGAAGCCGCAAGTGCGTAGCTCTGCTGCGCCAGCCGCGACGTCACGAAGGATCGACATGGCGCGGGTGACGCCAGTGTGCTCCAGCTGACCCTGGAGCATCGTGCGCCACCGAGCGACCATCGTGCGTTCGTTGTTCACCCAGAGATCGAGGCTCTCGTCCTCGTACAGCTCGAACATCACCTTCATGATGTCCATGTCGCGCTTCTTGAGCGGCATCAGCTTCTCGCGCGTAACCGCGAACCACGGCTTGTAGTCCCAGGGGTTCGACCCGTCCCCGCGCGTGCTATCCGGCAGCGACCACACATCGTAGATCTTCACGACGTGCCGCATCGAGCGCCCACGGATGCGTGCGCTGACCATGGCCTCGTCGTAGTCGTGCGTGAGCTTGAGAACCCGATCCCCGATGTCGTAGGCGGCACCGTGGGCTCCAGTTCCAAGGAGCTGTCCGCCCCTCGCCTCCGGCCACGGATTGGTCAACCCCTTCTGAACCAGCCCCTTCCGATGCCGGATGATTACTTCTTCTGTTGGTAGGTGAACTTGATAGTCATTGCTGTCCCGCATGGCCGCAATGGTACAACAGATCGAAGTCTGTTACCATCGAAACCATGACCTACATGCCCGTTCGACCGTACCGTGCTGATGTAATGGGACCCGCCCTTTACGGGCTCTCCGGCGACTGCGGCTGCGGCAGCTCCCACGAGAGGCGCCCGAGCGCGCCGCTCTCTGGCGGCTGCGGCTGCGGCGGCTCTCGCTCCGCGCTGGGAACCACTCCGCTCACCAACTACCTGTGCTCTGAGACACAGGTCGCCAAGTCGCTCACCAAAGAGGGCAACGAGGCCGCTCTGATCATCGGCATCGGCGCAGGGGCGGCAGGCGGACTGCTGGGCAGCGTGATCAAGGCGCCGGTGCTCGGCCTGATCGCAGGAACGCTGCTGGGGTACGTCATCTACCAGACGCAGCGCATGCCGGACGCGTGATCATCGAGCAGACCAGCAGGAGCTAAGCATGTACCGATACTACCTCGTCGAAAACAGCCCACGCGCCAGGATCGAGAAAGTCGAGAATCAGCTTCCTCGGGTCAAGTGGGATACTGCCTGGGTCGTGGCGGACCTCGTCGGAGGCGACAAGGCAGCGATCAAAGACGCGTGGTCGCGGGAAGCTCTCGGCGAAGCGACGGGCCTGCAGCCGCGGGACTTTTTCCCCGACGACGACAAGGTCCACAAGAACGAGAAGCTAATTCGCTGGGTCGCCGAGAAAATCAGCCCGGCAGCGTACGAGTTCCAAGAGGGTCGCAAGACGGGTAGGCAGCTTAGCGAATTTTACAACAGCCTCCAAACGGCGCTCCCGCAGATCGCGTACTGGGCCGAGAAGACGAAGCCAGACCTGTTTCGAATGTCTGCGTCGCAGGCCATCTCCCTCGCCAGCGACATGGTGGAAGACGACTTCCCTGTTCCGCAGGGCGAGGTCATCTACCGGTTTCCCGACGGCTGGACGGTGCAAGAGCTGAAAACGCCCGAGCAGGTCTACGCCGAGGGCGAGGTCATGCAGCACTGCATGCGGGAGTCGGCGCACGGGCTGGATTTTTGCGAACGAATTGACCTCGGAGCAATTCGCCTCTTTAGCCTGCGCAACCCGCAAGGTCGTCCTGGCGTGTCGATGGAGTACGATACCAACGAGAACGCGTTCATTCAGATTTTTGCCAAGCAAAACGTGTCTCTGGGATCGTCACTACAGCAACTCCGAGATGAGGAGGTTGAGGACGAAGACGGTACGCGACGCAAGCGCTACAAAGACCCTGAGGGGCTGTGGCGGGGAATTCAAAAATACAAGCCGTACATTCGGCAGTTCATCATCGACATGTTCGATGCTGACGCGAGTGGATTAGTGATGGCAGACGTACCTCTGCCAGCTGGGATCACGAGCGTGAGCGGCCACCTAGCCCTCACACGCTATAACCATCCGCTGCCCGCGGGGGTCACCAGCACGGATGGCGACCTCATTCTCACCCGATACAAGTACCCGCTGCCTGCGGGGCTCACGAGCGTGGGCAGCAACCTCTCCCTCAACGAATACAACCACACTTTGCCTCCAGGGCTCGCGAGCGTGGGGCGCGGACTTTCGCTCGGAGGCTACAACCACCCGCTACCAGCTGGTTTGAAGAACGTTGGGGGCAACCTCAACCTTGGAGATTACAAGCACCCGCTGCCTCCCGTTCTACGCGTAGGAGGCAAAATTATTGGCGCCAAGAACTACCCCTACAAAATCTCCCGCCGCCGCCCCGCGCTGAAGCCCAACCGTCGCCGCACATCGCGCCCCAGCAAGTCGCGCCGCAAGACGTCACGCAGCAAGCGCAAGACCAGCAGGAGCTAAGCATGTACCGCTACTACCTCGTCGAAAACAGCCCGCGCGACAGGATCAAGAAAGTCGAGGAGCAGCTTCCCGCAGTCAAGTGGGCGACTGCCTGGGTCGTGGCGGACACCGTCGGCGGCGACAGGGCGGCGATCTTCGACGCGTGGATGCGCGAGGCGCGTGGTAAAGAGACGGGCCTGCACCCGCGGGACTTCTTCCCCGACGACGACAAGGTCCACAAGAACGAGAAGCTAATTCGCTGGGTCGCCGAGAAGATCAGCCCGGAAGCGTACGAGGTCAGCGAGCGTCGCAAGACGTTTGAGCAGTTCCTCGGGTCTTGCGCGAAACTCGAAGGGGCGCTCCCGCAGATCGCGTACTGGGTCGAAAAGACGAAGCCAAACCTGTTCCAGCTGTCTGCGCTGCAAGCGATCGGACTCGCCAGCGAGATGGAGGTGGAAGACGACTTCCCTGTCCCGCAGGGCGAGGTCATCTACCGGTTCCCTGACGGCTGGACGGTGCAAGAGCTGAAAACGCCCGAGCAGGTCTACGCCGAGGGCGAGGTCATGCAGCACTGCATGCGGGAGTCGGCGGACGGACCCCGGTTTTGCAAACAAATCAGCCGAGGAGATACCCGTCTCTTTAGCCTGCGGAACCCGCAGGGGCGCCCCGGCGTGTCAATACAGTACGACACCGAGAAAAAGCGCTTTGTTCAGATATTTGCCAAGCAGAACGTGTCTCTGGGATCGTCCCTACAGCAACTTCGCCACGAGGAGCGCGAGGACGAGGACGGCACGCGCCGCAAGCGGCACAAAGACCCTGAAGGGCTGTGGAGAGGGATTCAAAAATACAAGCCGTACATTCGACGATTCATCATTGACAAGTTCGATGCTGACGCGAGCGGATTAGTGATGGCAGACGCGCCTCTGCCTGATGGGCTCAAGAGCGTAAAGGGCTCCCTCTACCTCCGCGATTACAACCACCCGCTGCCTGCTGGCCTCAAGAGCGTAAATGGCGCCCTCTACCTCCTCGACTACAACCACCCGTTGCCTGCTGGGCTCAAGAGCGTGGGCGGCTACCTCTTGCTCGGCGGCTACAGCCACCCGCTGCCCGCTGGGCTCACAAGCGTGGGTAGTGACATCTCTCTCACCAACTACGACCACCCGCTGCCCGCTGGGCTCACAAGCGTGGGGGGCAGCCTCTGGCTCGGCGGCTACAACCACCCGTTGCCCGATGGGCTCAAGATCGTGGCGGGCAACCTCAGCCTCGACGACTACCACTACCCGCTGCCCGCTGGGCTCACAAGCGTGGGGGGCAGCCTCTGGCTCGGCGGCCGCCTGTACAACCACCCGTTGCCTGCTGGGCTACGCGTGAAAGGCGCAGTCGTTGGTGCCGAACGCTACCCCTACGAGATCCCCGGCCGCCGCCCCGCGCTGAAGCCCAACCGTCGCCGCACATCGCGCCCCAGCAAGTCGCGCCGCAAGACGTCACGCAGCAAGCGCAAGACCAGCCGGTCCTAACCGGCCCGCCGCCTCTTCATCCAGAAGTAACCAGCGGCCGTCACCACGCCAAAGGCCGCGACAGCGGGAAGCCAGGTCGGCGAGGACCGTGCGGCTTCTCGAAAGCCGCGCGCCGCAGACCGAGCGACTTCCTCAACTTCTTCCATCGCTCGCTCCCAGTCGATTGGCATACCCTGCCAACCTTCTCGATCAAAGAGCGCCTTCACCTTAGCGAACGGGTTCACCTTTGCGCCGTTTGGCAAACTCGCAGCGTAGTGAAGGTGAGGGCAACTTCCGCGCGCGCTCCCCGTGTCAGAGCAGAGGCCGATCACTTGGCCTGCGCGCACTTGCTGCCCCGGACGAACACGCACATCCCGCATGTGCGCGAAATAATGCGCGTGGCCATCCTCACCATCGATCCACACGTAGTTGCCGCCGCGGTCGCTAGTCCCTGCGCCGGGCAGCTCCCTGCCTTGATAGCGCCAAGACATCTTGACGACGCCATCGACTGGGCTGACCACTGGGGTTCCGTCGGCGCACGTGATGTCCAGGGCCCGATGCGGCTGACCACCCCGGTCCTCGTTGAAGGCGTCGTAAAGGATCGGCCGCTCTGACGGCCACTGCCTGCCTGCGGCCCTGTATCCGCCAGGGTTGGTTGGGCAAGGCGTACCCGACGATCGCATTACGCGCCGTGTCGCTTGGAACCCGGGCGGAACCATGAGCGGGAAAACCTTCGGCGCGTAGCTCATGGAGCGATACTAGCCGAAGGGCATCCCCAAACAAGCGGCTACCGGCGACGAAGCACCTCGACCTGCGTCGTCAGTCGGTCGCTGATCTGACTCGCCGTCTCCGCCTTCGCGCTCTCGCGAACGCGCTCGAACTCGTCGCCGATCTCCCTGAGAAGCTCAGACGCGTCCTTGTAGCTGAACGCGTTGACGTAGGGGATGGTGTCGATCTGACGCTCCCCAGTCTCAGAGTACGTGATGCGCGCGGATCCGACCTTGTAGCTGTAGCGTGGTACGGGCAGGGGCAGTACGTGTATGTCCACATACGCTTGGCCTCGAACTCGACGCTCCATGAACTGATACTTTAGGTTTTTGTCCGTCATGATTCTTCCTTTGCATGGTTCTGCCTGTGTTCACGGGAGAGACCGCGTCACGGCACGCAACTCTGCCATGGCTACGCAGCTCACGCGAGCAAGCAAAGGCAGGCTACGTCTTCTGCGCAACAGGGAGCTGGTTGCCCCAACTGACCCAGCCAGGTCGCTCGGATCGAGCGAAAAGCTCCAGGTATGGGCCTTTCGACCGGGACTCGATCACCGAATACGCAGCGTCAGGCTTGCGGCTGTGAACCCGCCTACCATTCTGCCTCTCGACTGGAGAGAAGAAGACCGAGGGGATGTCTCTTCGGTCCGTGTAGACATCCGGGTGCTGCCCTCGACCACGGACGCCGAACAGCATCATCTCATGCGCGCCGCGCGCGTACTGCCCGATCCCGTAGTGGAGGTCACGCGACGCGGCTTCCTTGACCTTGACCCACTGGAAGGTGCGCTTGTAGGCGAACCCCAGCTCGCCCATAAGCCATAGGCCGTCAGGCAGGAAGTTGTCTGTCACCCACAGGTACAAGTGGGCGTTCTCGTGAGGATTGAAAGGCGAGGAAAGCACCACGTCGAGAATCTTCGGCGTGGGCAGGAGAGGGTAGTGACGCTGCGCGCCACGAACGCTCTTGCCGCCTCCGCGCTCCATCCATGGCGGATCTATAAGGGTGGTCCTGAAGAGTGGGGCAGAGTTCATTGACTCGACCACCGGGCCGAACCCGGCAGGCACCTCTCGATGCCCGCCGGGTTCGACTCAGATCACCACGCTGTCTCCGTCAGGGAGCATGCCCTCGGAGATGCCGTTGACATCGCCATGGTCAGGCTTCTTCTGAGCGCGACGACCAGCGGGACGCCCCCTCTTGACGGCTTTCTTTTCAGGTCCGCGCGTGACGATCTTCAGCACGCCCAGAACGATCGCATACTCGATGCGCTGATCCGGCGACGTGTTGCTCCAATCGACGAGCGCGCAGCTTTTCTTGGTGGATGGGTCTGTCGTGTCGCCATGAGAGAAGCCCTTGTTTTGCAGGAAGCCCGTGTACCGCTCGTGAAGCCACGCGGGCATCACGTCCGGGTTACGGGTTGCAAACGAGACGAGGTCTTCCACGGCATCGAAGATGACGCCTTCTGCCGGGCCATAGATCAGGAGCGGTTGCCGGTTGGCCACGGTCGCCAAGGTAGAGATCATCTGCCAGACCGACTCCGCAAGCGATGCGCTATTCCATTCGTTCATGTTGATGGTTCTTTCTTTGAGTGGAGATCAGTCGTTGGTCGCGAGCGAGTACTTCGTGCCCCGGGTCTTGCCGCGACGAATGAGCTTGTTCTGCTGGTAGAGGCGCGTCACAACGCGGCGAATCGCATCAGGTCGGGCCTTGACGCCGCTGGTGATGGCTTCGACGCGCGACTCCGGCGACGACTGGAGGAACGCGATCACCTTCGCCTCCAGCTCCGAGTCATCGAAGCTGCTGACGGTCACCTTGTGAGCCTTGCGCGACGAGCCTTTCTTGCCCGCCTTGGCCTTCTTGCCCGATGCGGCGCTCGCACCAGCGAGAGGGCCGCCTCCTGTGGGCAGGCGACCGGCCGGGGCGCTTGCCGCCAGGTCTGCCGTCGTAGCACGCAGGTGCTCTTGCAAAGCCTGCCGCACCAGCGCCTCGATCGACGCAACAAAGCTACCCGACGTCTCGTTCAGCTTCTTGGCGAGATCAAACGACGGCTTCTTCGCGGGCTTTGCAGTTGCGCTCCGCCCCTTAGAGTTCTTCTTGTTCATGTACGTCTCCTACAGTACGCGCCGCTACGCAGCGCGCCTTCGAGTGGTTGTTGAGATTGCCGAAACTGCTGGTGGCAACGGAGATTGCCAGCCAATTTTCTATAACACCGAATGCTCTTGCGTCTAGTGCCTGCCGAGCAAAAGCGATGTCCTGCATTGAGATAGTTCCGTCAGCGCGTCCAAAAGCTCACTGCTCATAAAAACGGCAAGCCCGGTCATAAACAGCGTCATCACGAGCATGCCGATCATCGCGACCATCACAAAGATGGCCGTGCCCGATGGCTGAGCTGCGGTTTGCTGACTTGTTTCATTCATGGTGTCCTCTTTGATGAAGCTCTGGGTTCTCGCAGATCACTCTGGATCGAGCGAATCCATGAGAAAAATCGGCGTGTGAGGGCCGACCCACGCGCCTGTGACGTTGAAGTCGAGGTACTCGTACGCCTCTTCCAAGCTCATGCCGTCCCGGTTCATGAGCACATCGGCCGCCTTCGTGTAGGAGTAACAGGCAAGGGTCGGCTGGCCGCAGCGGACCGCAGGGCCGATGAAAGCCTCCTCAAAGCCGTCCGCGAGCAGTGCATCTTCGTTGTGGTCGGCCATGATGGCCGCAATTTCGTCGCGCGTCGGCATCAGTAAGGCCCCACTCCACCGTCAGGCTGCCATTCGACCGGGATCGTCCTGCCGTCACCCCATGTACGCGCGGGCTGGGTCTTCAGCCCGAGCACCGGGACGGCGTAGGCGAGCACGACTTCCTGCCAAAGCGCTTGCCCAGGGTCGCTTCGGCGCGTGGCCGAGGACTGACGGTGCGCCCAGATGAACTCGATGGGCATCCCTTCGGTGCGCCCCTTTTCAACTGCGTATCGAACCGCGTCGCGTGCCGCATTGATGAGCCGCGAAGACGGCATCACACAGCCGGGAGAGACAAGCCCTGGGTAGACGCCTTCGCACTCGATGCCGAGCGACTCCTCGTTCGCCGAGTTCGCTTGGTACACGTACCACTTGAGCGGGTTGGGTTGCACCGCGTGACCGCACTGGATGTCGGCGCCCTTGCCGTCGAAGGCAATGAGGTGGCAAGCGACGTTCAGGCTGCGATTGTGAAGGGCAGCGTGCCGATCTCCAAGCGCCGCGGTCACTTGCTGGCTCGAAACGCCGTACCAGACGCCTGTTTGGTGCATCATGATGCCGCGCACGACCGAAGGATCGCGCACGACGACCTTGCCGCCCGACATCTTGAACTTGCTGGTGTCGGCAGGCGGGTTCGTCTGCTTCGACGTGAGGTCTACAATCTTCGTCGGGTCTTGCATAAGTGCCTCCACCACGGCAGGGGGCACTTCCGGTGCCCACGGTAGCTGCGAGTCCTTCGCATAGGCTTGCAGGCCGGTCCACGTCTCGTCGCCGAGCACGCCATCCGCGCCGTAGCGCGGCAAGGGATACCCCGCGGCCATGAGCCGCTGCTGAAGGTCTTTGACTTGAGATCCTCGGTCTCCGTATCTCATACGCCCTCGTCGCTCCTGCTTCCGGGCAGGTAGTCCTGGAGCACTTCCTTTGCGTCGTCGCGTGCTTCGAGCATGGCGCGCATGTCGTGCCCGTTGTTAGGTTGAATGCCTACCCAGCGGAGCACCCCAAAGAGCGCCCGCCGTGCATCTGCCCGTTGATTTCGCAGCTGATCGATTTGATCGCGCAGCCGTTCTTCAACGCCCTTCCCCTTGCTCTCTCGCGACTCCGTTTTCACCGCGCGCATCAGTCCTTCCCGCCTTCCTTGTCTTTCGGCCCAAACACGAGGTTCAGCACGAAATCCAGTATCGACCCCACGACCGACCAGAAGAGGAACACTGGAAACAGCAGCACATCCGGCGCGAAGATGGCCATGATCAAGATGACCAGTCCTACCGCGTCGATCATCGTGAAGCTGCCTGCCCGATAGCTTCGGCAGCCTGGTCTACGGCCACCTGCCAGTCGTGCCCGCCGGTCCACGACGCGTCGCGCGACAAGAGGAGAGCCCGGATCGCCGTCCGCAGCGAACCGATCTCTTTCCGCAGTCGCGTAACCTCAAGCTCGTGGTCGTCTTTCTCGGCCGTAAGCTCAAAGACCTCGCGCAGGAGCTGCCGGTTCTTCACGACGATCTCGCGGACGCACATGTACCGCGTGAGCAGGCCGATGTACGAGCACGAGGTCTCCTTGCCGGTACTGCGGCATCGGTGCCGCGCCGCGTCCTCGCCGCGCGAGACGTAGACGACCTCGCCCACGTAGTCCGTGCCGTCAGACGGCACGATGATGTCCCCCACCTGGAAGTGGGCGACGTCCTCCATGATACCTACTTGCATTGAGAGCCTCCTTTGCGTTCTTTTATGTCAGAGCAGAAGCGCAGCCTATAATACAGGCCGCCTTGCGTGTCTATATGTCAGCGCAGTAGCGCAGCGAATGGGCCCTCGCCTGATTTACCGTCGCCCCCAGGACCCGAGCACGCGACCGACGACGGTCTCCGACACGGCGTTGGCTACGTGCTTCATCATCCTTCCCAGATCGACTCCCGATTTATGGCTCATCCTCCTCACACGCAGGGCTCGGGCCAGACGACAATATCATAGGGGTACGGGCTCTCAGTGCCGTGAGTCTTGCGCTGCTCGACCCGCGCGGCCTCGGTGAGACGCATCGCGAGGTAGGCTTCCATCTGCGAGGTGTACGGTCCACGTCGCGCGATGCCGCCGCCGGAGGCGTACCAGTGAACGTCTGCGGGTCTCATTTCTGGTCGCCCCCTTTCCCGGTCAAAATATCCCAGATCGCTCCAAAAACTGCCGCCACGAGGATGAAGGGCAGCAGCAGCACCTCTGGCGCAGCGAGCGCGAGCGCGAGGATGACGAGCCCAGCCGTGGAGACGGTGATCACTTCTCCCCTCCATCCACTGCCGAGGCTCGTTCAAGCCCGACCGCTGCCGTCAGCCGCTTGGGGAACTTTTCGGCCCCATGAAAAGCCTTGGACGCGCGCTCATACTCCTCGCGGAAAGCATCTACAGCTTTCGAGGCTTCGATGCCAACTTCCACGCAGATCATCGCTGCGCCATAGACGCACGCTCGCGCTGCGCGGGGGTTGTACTTGCCCAAAAGTCCCTGCTGCGCTGCGATGTAGACGCGGGACTTGATACGCTCGGCGTCCGTCTGCTCAAACTCCTGTCCGGGGTCGGACTTCGGCACCGTGACGCCGATCGGCTCCGCAACGAAGCCGACTTTATATTTTTTCCGTTTCGTCATTCGTCTTCCTCCGTGTCGCGCAACTCCGCGCGCCCGTCGTCCACGCACACCTCCAACGGAGCGCCGCACGCGCAGGTGCCCGTATCGCCCTCCTGCCACGTCGAGTAGCGGCCGGGATGCCGAGGAGGATAGGGCGGCATTTCCGCGCAGGGATCGCCGCACCTCGGGCAGTCGAGGAGATCGCTCTGGGCGTCATCAGTCTGCGGTGCCGTCATCACGCCTTCTTCGGGGCGACCTCGAACACGTCGAAGTCGCGCCCGCCAAGGTTCCACTCGTCGATGACGCGCAGGATGCCACCGCTCTCTTCGATCAACTCTCGCACCTGCTCTGCGTTCGGCTCCTTGGGCATGTCGCCATCAGGCCACAACGCGCTCGCGTTGAGAGCTACGTCGACCTTATAGACGATCTGAAAACGCTTCGCGCGCTCCCGCTCCTCTTGCGCGCGCCGCTTCATCGCAAGCAACTGCTCGACCTCGGCGCGTGCCTTGTCGCGTTGCTGCTCATAGTGCCGCACACCAGGACAATGTGGTGGTAGCACTTTCGGCATACCCAGTCGCTCTCCGCTTCGCATGCGTCGCACTTGACCTTCGCCGCCTCGCTCATGACCCCTCCTCCTTGTCGGCAATCATCGCCTCCGCCCTCTCGTCAAGACGGTATTGCAGCATCTTCAACTCGACACGCGCGTGATCTCGCTCGCTCTGAGCGACGATCGCCTTTTGGCGAATTCGCTCGGCGTCACCCCGCGCCTCGTCGCGCTCCCGCAGGGCATCCACGAGTAGCCCTTCCAGCGACTTGATGTGCGCTGCCTCGCCTGCGAGTTTGTGGCTAAGCTCGTCGCGCTCCCGCAAGACCTTGCCGTAGGAGCGGTCCTTCTCGGCATGGCGGTCCCAGCCGAGACGCGCTTGCTTCAGTGCCTCGTCGCGCTGTGACTCGACTCGCCGCAGGTCCCCCTCAAGCTGGGCGAGGGTTTCCGAAGCATCCGGCCGCGAGTTCGGGTAGTCCTGCGCCGCGACCAAGAACTTCAGCTTCTCGACGGCCGGGTGCGGGAGTTCGTGCGGATCGCGCGACGGATCGGGCAAGTCCCTGATGGCAGACACAAGCTCCGCGTAGAGTTCCCGGAAGTGCTCGGCGCGCTCGTACTCGACCTCCCGCCGCTCCAGAGCCTCGCGGAGTTCGCGGGCCAGCCGCGCCCCGTGACCGCCGAGGTAGTCCGGGGGCATGGCTCGAAGCTTCCCCTCAGCCTCGCGCAGCCTCGCCTCCGAGGCGTCGAGCGCCAAGGTCAGCGACTCGACAAGAGCATGGCTGGTGTCCGCGCGCTCGCCCCCTTTGATCGTAGCCCCCTTCTTCTCGCTCATGACCCCCTCCTCCGGCTGAAATCGTTGTCAGACATTCCGTTTGTGATAAGAACTATTATCCGACTCTAGGGAGCCGTCAAGGGCGCTGCATCGATTTCTTCAACTTTGGGGGTGGAGGGGGGTCTCCGAGGCGATTGAACATCGGCGTCGAGGTCGATACAATAAAGGACATGGGCTTCCTACGGACTTCCTTCGTTGGCACTCTGGTCCTCTGCGGTCTGATGGTCGCAGCGGGGATCGTCCTCGCCGTGGTCGGGGGGATGCAGCAGTCCTCCCTGTCCCTGTTCGGCGTGGAGGTGACGACGACGAGTGCGGGTCTGGCTGCCATCGTCACAGGGGCTGCCCTCTGCGGACTCGCCGTGCGGCGACACCTCGACAGCTTCGACAAGATCCCTGCGAAAGACCGCGGAGCCGATCTGCGTTCGCGAAGGCGAAAGTTCGCCATCACGATCACGGTCGCCCTCGGGGCCGTGCCCGTAGTCCTCGGCCTGAGCACCGTGACCATGATGGGCGGGTCCACAGGGGACACAAGCGCACTGCCCGGTCAGGGGCACCTTGCTACGGTAGACGACGGCGGCGTACCGAATCTGACAGGCGACGGGGGGATGCTCAGTCGATTCGCGCAGATGGTGCAAGCTCCCGCGCGACATCGGCCAGACGGGGGCACGCCGGATGGCGGGGTCGAGCCCGACGCACAGACAATGGTGCCGCGCTGAGCGTTCGTGTTGGGCTCCGAGCGCTGAACCTCAGCGCGAGGTCTTCCGTGGCGCCTACTTCCGCTTCGAAGACTTACTTCGCGACATCTTGCGTCTCGGAGCCACTCGCCTGTTCGCGACAAGCTCTGGCGGCGAGAAGTCGTCGGGCCAGGTTGTGTTCTCGTCCCACTCGGCGCCCGTTAGGTCAGCGCCCGTCAGGTCTGCACCATACAGTGACGCGTTCTGAAGCTTCGCGTGCGACAGGTTGGCACCGGTCATGGTCGCCCCGACCATGTAAGCCTCACGAAGATCTGCGTGAGACAAGTCCGCTCTAGTCAGGTTCGCATCACCAAGAACCGATGCGTTAAGCTTCGCGTACACCAGAACTGCACCGTCCAGATTCACTTTTTGTAAATTCGCTCCGTTCAGCCACGCGCCAGCCAGACACGCGGATCTCAGGTTCGACCCGTGCAGCTTCGCTCCACGCAGGTCAGCGCCGCGCAGATCCACTCCAGCCAAGTTCAGGTCGTTCAGCGCGGCGCCCTCCAAACGCGCGGGACGGCCTAGTTGCCACGCAGTCCGAATCTCTTGCAATGCCTCGTTCTGACTCAGCCGTCCCATCGCAGTGCTCCGTTCTATTGTGTGCGGTCACCCATCAAGCATCCCGCGGACGAGTGTAACAGGCTGCCACAGGTGCAGGCAGGTGTCACGCAAACCTGGCGCCGAATACTTTGACACCGCTTCGATTGTCCGACATCATCGCGCACGTACCGGCGCTCACGCGCCTCCGCACAAGAAGGGGTCGATGATGGGACACAAGCAGAACCTGCGAACAATGAAGGCAGCACACTGGAAGCTGCTCTCCCTGATCCAACGGGAGAAGTACGCCGAGGCGCGCGAGCAGCTGAAGAAGATCGTCGGCGCCTCGATGCAGCTGACGAGCGACCTGCATGCGCTGGAGCTTCGCTCGAACGTCGACAAGTACTACAAGCAGTCGGGCCTGCTCAACGCGCCGCCCAAGCCCAAAGCCTCCACGACCCCCAAGCGGCGGCCTCGTCTGCCTCTCACTGCGCGCGACAAGGAAGTCATCGCTGACCTGACCAAGCAGGGGCGCTCGCTTCGCGAGATCAGCACACGGACCAAGCGCAGCCCGAGCACCGTGTGGGACTACCAGCAGACCCTCAAGCAGACCGCGAGCGTCGACCGCGCAGAGCGGGCATGGCTGACGCCCGAGGAGCGCGCGACGTTCTGGATGCAGAAGCTGGGGATCAAGCCCCCTGCGCCCAGTGCCGCGACGACTGCGAAGGCTGCGGCGAACTGACGACTGCTCACTGCTCCGGTGCGTTTGCGGCGCGCGAACCAGAGCGCAGTCCGCGCAGCAAGCGCATCCCGAGCGTGATAGATGCAGAAGCGGCGATAGAAGACGTCAGCAAGACCCCGCGTCGCGGAGACTGGTCATCGCCTACTCGTCTTCCTACCGCGCGGCGTCCTGCGCACAGGGCGGCGGCTGGTGCGCCGCGGGTTCTTGTACATGTTCGGTTCCTGTGGATCGTACGCGCCGACGTTCTCGGTTGCGTGCTTGATCTGCCGCGGGTTGAATGCAGCCCAACTGCGACGCATGACCTCCTCGCCCGCATCAGCGTCCCAGTAACTGGCCGTAAAAAATATCCCGTCATACCCAGCCGCAGTAATTACAGGGAATGACGCCGACCCAGGCGCCTCATTGATGGCATCCTGTAACAAAGCGACGCGGTTTCGGCTGCTGTCTTGGAATCCTTGCCACCCCGAGCCGAGGATCTTTTTTGCAAGACGCGCCTGCGACGTGCCCGGGCGCAGTTCGGCGGTGGCATCCAGCGGACGCTGGATCGACAGGTACACCGGAATGACGCGCTGGAACATGCGCGCCTTCGCGTCTTCCATTGCGGCTTTCTCCGCGTACTCGCCAGCCATTTCCACGGCCCTTCGGTCCGACTTGTACTTTCGCGGTGCGGACTGGGCTTTGCGAGACAGATCGCGCCAGCCAGCGTGCCCGAGCTTCATTGCTTCGGCGTCCATGGCCGCATTTGCGGCATCCACAGCCTTGTCATGAAATGAATCCGGATAGATCTCGAACGCGTGCTGCTTTGCGTGACCAAGATCTTCCGCGAACTGAATACCAAGAGGCATTTGTTGCCTGAAGTCCGGATACACTACGTTCTCGAACGCCGAGAACATTGGAGCCATAGTTCCGTGGTACACCACCAACGGCTCCCCGCTGGCGTCTACTACCTTGCTATGCCCAAACCATCTCCGAAATGCTGGATTGTCTGGCGGGCTCGGCATGTGTATTCTCCTGGAAGGCGCTCGTGGCGGCACTCGCCGCGCGCTGAACGTACCACAAACAGAAGGGGCCGATGATGGGACACAAGCAGAGCCTGCGAACAATGAAGGCGGCGCACTGGAAGCTGATCTCCCTCGTCCGCCGCGAGAAGTACGCCGAAGCGCGCGAGCAGTTGAAGAAGATAGTCGGCGTCTCGATGCAGCTGACGAGCGACCTTCATGCCCTGGAACTTCGCTCGAACGTCGACAAGTACTTCAAGGAGTCGAGGCTGCTCGGCGCTCCCGCCGAAACGAAGCGACCTTCGCGTGCGAAGGCGAAGCGGCCGTCCAAGGCCAAGCGACCGGAAGCCGACTCGGCGACCACGGCCACCAACAAGCCGAAGCGCCGCTCGCCTCTCACGACGCGGGAGCAGGAGATCATCGCTGGCCTGACCAAGCAGGGGCGCTCGGTCCGAGAGATCAGTGCGGTGACCAAACGCAGCCCGAGCAGCGTGTGGGACTACCAGCAGCGCCTCAAAGAGACTGAGCGCACCGCACGCGCAGAGCGGGCATGGCTGACGCCCGAAGAGCGCGCCAAGTTCTGGATCGAGAAGCTGGGCATCGCCCCTCCGTGGCCCATCTCTACGCCGTCGCCCCAGGTCGCGTCGAGCTGACGACTGCTCACTGCTCCGGTGCGTTTGCGGCGCGTGAACCAGAGCGCAAGGCGCGCAGCAAGAGCATCCCGAGCGTAATAGATGCAGACGCTGCGACCGAAGCCGTCAGTAAGCCCCTGCCGCGAAGGCCAGCGAGATACAGGCCGGGAGCGATCAGCAGTGACCTCGCCGCCGTCAAGCCCAGGGTGCGCGGAAGGCCGCCGGGCTGACCGTGTACGAGCGCTTCGATCGCGTAGTCGGAGGGCGGCGAGCCTTCTTCCATGCGCGGCAGCGTAGCAGATCATCAAGATGCTTGCCTGGCTACCGGTCTGCGGGGTAGATTGTCGGACATCCGGGACGCCCGCCCATTCAGAGGAACATGACGAACATCCAATCGATCGTAGAGCGACTTGTCGAATTGAACACGGACCATCACGCACGTATGCGCGCAGACTACGAGCAGAGAGCCTCTTCCGGCGACCGTAGTGTGGTCAGCGCAGACCAGCAAAGCAGGAACCACATCATCGCCGCCATGCGCGGAGCGGCAAAGCGATTTGGCTCTCCTGAACGCAGGCAGAATCTGCTGGAGCTTGGAGCAGGATACGCTGGCGACCGCGATTACTTGATCTCGGAACTCAGCTGCGAATACACTGGAGTGGAAGTGGTCCCGCATGTTGCGGCTGCGTCTGGAGGGCTCGGCGTGCTGAACATGGCAATCGAAGCGGCCCCCGGCGCATGGAACGGCAAATTTGACTGGGTGTATTCACGGCACGTCATGGAGCACGTCCCTGACCTGGACGTGGCCATCGCCGCCGTCGCGCGCATCTTGTCGCCGCATGGCGTAGTCGGCGCGGTGACGCCGCACTACTTCCCGGACCCGGAACCTGCTCATGTGACTCAGCTGCGCATCAACGAGTGGTGCGCCGCGTATCGCAGGCATGGGCTGGTTCCTGTCTACGCGTCACAGGAGCACCACGCATGCGCCGAGGCGCACCTGGTCTTGCTGCGCAAAGAGTTTCTTGAAAGGCTGGCTGCCCAATGCTCTGACATGTCGGAGAAACTGGCGATTGAGTCCGCCATCAAGAGTCAAGATGCCTGACGACTGGAGCCATAAGGCCTGGATGTCCGTTCGAGACGCGGACATCCTTGAGCGAGTAGTCTTCCGCGTTGCTCGGGAGCGCGGATCGATCGATGTATTCGAGTGGGGTTCTGGGAAAAGCACGAAGTACTTCTCCAGCGAACTCGCCGCTGCTAAGGTCCCTTTTAGCTGGTCCGCAGTCGAGCACGACCCGTCATGGGCCGCTTCGGTGCGAGAAGGGTTGCACGACCAGGCGAACGTACTGCTGGTTCCGCTCGGAGACCAGTACCCGCTTTCGATACGTGGCCGAAGTCCAAGTTTAGTCATTGTAGATGGTCGGCTTCGCAGGAGGTGTCTTATCGAAGCCTCGCGGCTATCCAGCGTAATCGTTCTCCATGACGCGCAGCGGGAGTATTACCACTGCGCGTTCAGTCTGTTCGCGTATCAAGGTCGCGTCGGAGATATGCTTTGGATTGGATGTCAAGACGCTTCCATGTACGAGCGCGCTCATGGCCGCTGAGGGTTCGCGCTGTCAGTTACGCGCGCCAGGCTGGATCAAACGGCTGCCTCCAAAAATCTTTCTGATTCGCTCGGATCGGATGATAAGCGGGAACGGACATGTCAATCTTCACGATGCTGGGCTCGTGAAAGAAGACGCGAAGACCTCGTTTCCACACCGCGCGCGATACTGAACATCCAGGTGCGAACTGATCGCCGCCCGCTCGCAGCCTCGACTCCATATCCGCGAAGACATCTCGCAACACCGCAGTCGACATCAAAACTCCACCAGCAAAATGACACTCCGGGAACTCGCGCACCATAAATCCATCTAAGCGCCTACAGTTAACGCTGTCCTCAAGCAGTCCGTTTGTAACTGAAAGCCATCCCGCACCAAATTTAGGATGCTTCGTCGCTCTCCACTTGCAGGCATTGTGCAAGACGTGTCGGTTTACTACCACATCGTCCTCAAGCCGAAGCATGTAGTCGTAAAGAGGGTCGTCGCAAATTTGTCTGAGCACGCGAAGGTAAAAGTCGTCGCGATGCTCAGACTTGGGCTGACACATCACAGAATACTTCCCTGCGAGGTCAGACGCGTCGAGCGAGCGAAGCGTTTTGATCAGATCGGATTTGTCCCTGCCGTGCCACGTATGCACCCAGGGGAACACGCGCGCCGCGTCGAGCATATTAGTACCCCCCGCTCTTGAACCACCCCGACCCCTTCAGCGTGAAGCTGGTGGCCGGGATGGTACGTGCGGCCTCGCCGCCGCACGACTTGTCGTCGCAACGGTCGATGGGCTGCTCAGTGATGCGCTGCTCAGCCTCGAAGTGTTTGCCGCACTTCCGGCACGCGTACTCGTAGACTGGCATGGCTAGTTCAAGTCGCGGATGTCGACCACCTCGACATCCTCGTCGGTGTCAGTCGCGTGATCGTGGGTCTCGTCCGAGTGCTCTTCGCCGCAATCGACGCACGCGCCGCGCATTGGCTCGTCGCTCAGCGCCCACCGTTCTTCACGGAAGTGGTTCTCGCTGCCAGCGATGGGGTCCAGCTTGACGAACTTCAACGCCGTTCGCCGCGACACGGCCATGGTCTGACCGAGCTTCACTGGGTTCGTCCCCGCCCGTTGCTGCTCGATGATGTAGTCGGCGATATGGTTGAGCAGGCCCGCTGCTGGCTCCATGAGAAACAACGGCACGCCGCGGATCTCCAGGTCTGGGCAGCCATACTTGTCCATGCCGTGGGTATGAATCCACCCCATCTCGGCGACGCCAGTGCTGACGATGTGAATCTCAATCGGATATTCGATGTCGTTTTTGTTGTTGGACATGTCTTTTCTTTCTTCAGCGTCGGCGACGGCGGTCGCGACGACGACGATGTCCTGCCGGGGGCGCAGGAGGCTGAAATGGCAAATCGACCGCCCTGACGGCACCCTGACGCGACAGCATCGGCCGGAACGGGAGGTCGATCGAGGTGACAGCGCTCTGGGGCGGTGAGAAGGATGGCAGGGAAACCGGAGGCAGGGGCCGCAGGGGACGGTAGTTGCCTGCGTATCCGGTGTGCCGCACCGTAGCCGTTGGGCCCATCGCCTGCGCCTGCGCAGAAGCGCTCGTACGCGAAAACTGAGCCACTTGCGTCGGGCGCGGCCCCATCGTGTCCGCAGAGCGCTGGGCGATCGGCGCAAGCGCAGTACGAGGAGCCATCTGGCCAGCGGCAGTCGTCGACCGGATCGGGGCCACTTGAGCAGGACGCACGAGGCGCGGAACCTGAGCAGAGGCCCGACTGAATGGAACGGCACCAAGCGGGCGATGGTAGGACACTGTGGAACTCCTTCGGCGAGGACCGCAAAGGCCTACCATGCCACGACTTGCAAGTCTACGGCTGCCCGGCCCGAGCGCTGCGGGCAAGAGCGATGCGATAGAGCACGAGATAGCCGACGAGGTCGAGCACAGCATCTTCGCCCGCCGCGCTGCCTCTTGCGATGCGCGACAGCTTGTCGTCGATACGCACGAGAATCTGCGCACTCGCGTCCATGTCTCGGCTGAACACGCGCACTGGATTAAGGGCAGAGTCGCCGTACGCGATGTTCTTCTCAACCAGCATCTCAGCAATCGCCATGCACTGCGCGAGAATCTCTGGCCCGTTTGGGCACTCCAGGGCGCGTCGCTGTAGCTGCTCGAACGAAACGGTCACTTGGCCTCGCGATCTTTTTCGCGGAGCGACTTGATGATCAGCAGCCTGACCCACGATGATGCCGACAGCCCGTCGGCGGCTGCCTCCGCCTTGATGCGCGCTGACATCTCGTCATCGACCGCGAACGACAAGAACTTGCCTTTCACTTTCTTCTGATCTTCTTCCATCAGTATGCCTCGTTTGCTGGAATCAATCCGTTGATGGGGACAGCTCTTGGGCGGGCAGGGGTTGTATCCCGCGGCCCAAGGAAAACGTTGTGGGTGCGCCCGCAGCTGATGCGTGCAAGAGGGCTGCGCGCCGCGTCAACGGCGCTGCCCCAGTGGATCGCGCGGTTCTGACACGGGTCGCAGAGCATCCCCGGTTGCCATTGGCGACGGCACGGGGCGAGGAGCCGCCCGTCGCCCACGGCGTCCACCAGCTGAACAATGGGGGCAGGCGCCGTCTCGCGCGTTACGAGGGCCGTGCGTGCACGGTTTGCGTTGGCTGGCATTCCCTCACGCACCACAGCTGAGTAGGCACGCGCAAGCTCAACGAACCCCTTGTTCCGCCACGCCGGAAGCTCCTTACGTTTGTGGAGCACGGCGATGATCGCAGGATGGTCGGGCACGAGGCTGTACCCCGCCTCGCCTACCAGCACTTTGATCATGACGAGCCTGGTCTCCTCGTCCCAGACGTTGGCTCGTGCCAGCGGCACAGCAGCCAGCCCCAGTGACAAGGCAGCCAGACACGCACAGATGATTGATCGCTTCTTCATTCGCACCTCCAAACCAGGGCCCATCTAACCCATCAACATCAGGGTAGGCAAGCCTAGCGTCGGACATTTTGATGGTGCCCACTGTATAGCGACCCCTTTTCTCAATGTCAAGGGGCCGATGCTGATGGCGAAGTTTCGGCGCTCCTGCTGGCTGGACGGTCAAGGCGGCCTGTGTCACGGTCCCGGGGCCTGCGGAGGCGTGTGAGAGCGCGCCCAGGCAGGGCCCCCGCCTGGTCGTCGTCTCACTGTCCTTCCTCCCCCGGACGAGACGGCGACCAGGGGGCCCACCTACGCTAGAATGGGCGGAAATAGGACCGGTGCACGATGCCTGCGATGCGAATAAACCCTCTGCTTCCTGGACACCGACCAGCACTGTTTCCGGCAACCATTTCCGCGTATCACGGCTCATGGCGCAAGTTCGACAGGCCAACGGCGTTCGTGGAGTCGCGTGGTATGGACTTCGGACCAGGCTTCTACTTGGCCCTGAGCCCGCGCGATGCCGCCAGCTACGGAAGCTTCTTGTATCGCGTCGTCGCCCGACTGGAAAACCCGATCATCATCGGAGATCACGTTGACGATGAGCTGGTCGACTGGTTCCAGCGCAGTCTGGGCATCGCAGACCACGACTTGGAGGAGCACGACAATCCTATCGCCGCCGCGTTCTTCTTCGCAGACACACTTGCCGACGTCGGGCGGCTAAAGCCGTCCGCGCTTGTAACCGCGCTAAAAAAACTTGGGTATGACGGTGTCTACGTTGAGTCGGAGGCTGCCGAAGCTCACAACGGCGTTGCGGTCGACGGAGATTTGGCAATCTTGTGGGACCCTGCGCAGATCTTGGCGTGGGAGCGTCTGACGTAAGCGGTCCACCGAGCTAGCCGGGCTTCTTTAGCGCTCCAGGCAGGAGTCGAACCTGCGACCAACGGCTTAGGAAGCCGCTGCTCTATCCTCTGAGCTACTGGAGCCTAGCCTTCGCGCGTGAGCTTCATCGCGTAGGCAAAATTCTCGGCCACGTACCTGGGGGCCATGAGCGCAGAGATGCCACACGGAACGGCGAGCCGCTCCATAAGCATCTTGCACTCGGCGCATAGCGGTAGGCCGTCCGACATGATCACGATCTGAGCGTTCCGATCAAGCGGCAGACGCTTCCAGAGCAGAGCAGCCCTGCGCTCAAACCTGTTGACTGTGTGCCAGGGGTCGAACGTGCAGATGAGCACCTTGCCCGAGGTGCGCGGCGTCTCATCGCTCTCTTCGTCGTCCACGTTGCCCCCGGCTGGTTGCCATCGAGTGGCAACGCCTGTAGAGCGTGATAACATGAACGACGAAGCGTGTTCCTGCCATGACTGATCACATCAAAGTGGGGGGCGTCGGGTTGGTTCCAGCAACCAACCTAGACGCCCTGCGCCGCTTCGGGCGGAACGACCCTGCGCGCCTGAAGATGCATCTGGAGTCGCTGGCCGCCTTCTTGGAGCAGCAGTCGAACCACACGAAGCGCGCGTACGCTTTTGCGCTGAAGCAGTTCTTCACGCTTCACGAGTGGACCTGCCCAGAGGACGTGAACGTCGCCCACGTCGCCGCCTGGAAGAAGCGCATGAAGACCGAGGGCAAGAGCGACGCGACCATCCAGGCGCGGCTTGCGGCCCTCACGAGCTACTTCAACTTCTTGATGCTCCCACATGGCGCCACCACCGAGCCGCTGGTTCGCGCCAACCCGGCGATGGCGATCACACGCGACGACGTGCGTGTGACGCCCTTCGGCCGGTCGCACATCCTCGACTGGGACAAGTTCAAGCGCATTCTCGACGCCCTCACCGGCGACGATGCGCGAACTGCCCGCGACCGCGCCATCTTGATCTTCTTCGCCTACACCGGACGCCGACGCTCCGAGGTCGCCAACCTGCGCATCGGAGACCTGCATCTTGAAGGGCAGGAGCGCTGGTACAAGGCCATGGTGAAGGGCCACAAGGAGCAGAAGTTCGAGCTGCCCGCGATCGTCTACGAAGCGCTTGTGACCTACTGGAAGGCCGCGGGTCGATGGGGGAAGCTGCGACCGGAGCACGGCGTGTTCAGCGAGGCGAAGCCGAACATCAAACGCCGCATGCTCGGCATCGGTAAGAACGACCCCCTGAACGACGAGACGCTGCGACGCATCCTGATTGAGGCCGCGCATCGCGCCGGGATCGACAAGGACCCCGACGTCCACCCGCACGCGATCCGTCACATGGTCGCGCGCGACATGCTCCGCGCAAAAGTCCCGCTCCAGGACATCCAGGATGCACTCGGACACGCGTCTCCGGCGACGACGCAGATCTATACAAAGCAGATCGGCGGCCAGCGCAGCGCACACGAAGACGCTCTGATCAGCGTTCGCGGCGGGGCCACGCCGACCACGCCACAAGACCTCCAATCAGCACCCACGGAATGACGGACGTGGACCCGGCGTTCGGCTTCGGGGCCTTTGATTTTGCGATTAGCTCCCGGATGAGCCCCTCAGAGTTTTTTAAGAGAGCTTTCAGTCCGTAGTGCAAAGGCTTCGGCATCTGGTCGAACTCGACCCACTTGTACTTGTCGTTCTCCCAGTTCATCTCAGGCTCGAACTCGGTCGGCACGACACCGATGAAGTTGTAGTACCGAAAGGTGCCCGACTCGTACACGTACGCCGGGTGCATCTCAACCGGCCCGAAGTAGTCAAGCTCTTCTTGAATCTCGCGACGCGTTGACTTCTCGGGGTCTTCGCCGCGGTCGATGGCACCCCCGGCTGTGCCCCATGTCAACGGCTCCATGACGTTGCGTGACCTCCGCAGCACGAGCAGGCGACCCGTGTCTCGGGCGAGGAGCAGCGCACCGGCGGCGCGCTTGCCCCAGAACACACGCCCGCCGCTGGTGAACGCCCCCTCGCGGTCTTCGGGATCATTCGGGATCATGGCGACTTTCTCCAGTTTACAGACACCCACAGCGCAACCACGGCCAGGATTGACCACGGGAGAACCGATCCACCCAAATCACCACTGGCCTTTTGCGGCAATCTAGGAGACCCCCGTAGGTCATCCATCAAAGCGGCAGCCCACGCGCGATAGCCAGCGCGCGTGAAGTGCACGCCATCGGGCGCGTGCCCACCGAAGGTGTACAAGCGGCTGTCGATCCACTGCACGCCCATCTGCGGCAGAAAGCTACCCTGCCACGGCGCGATACGGTCTGCGCGCGCATCGATCTGCGGGTTCTTCGCGCTGGGCGGGCCGATCCAAACGATCGACCGCGCTCCTGATGCACGAATAGCGTCAACTACGGCGCGCAGTTGCTCAACGTATGCCTGTTGCCCCTGTGCTGCGTCATTGGTGCCCAGGATGACGATGACCATGTCGGGATGGGCCTCTGCGATGCGCGCCTTCCACTCAGATTCGTTTCGGTAGCGCCCGGTGCTCCAGCCGACATTCGAAATGCGACCGGCTGGCTCCCACCCAAGGGCCTGCCCGCTCTCGAAGAGGAACGGACCAAGCGTGGCGGAGTGAGAATCGCCGACGATGAAGACGCGTGCCATGCGCTTGCAGCCTACACGAGCACCGCGCAATGCGCACGCCGGGCGCTGAAAGTGTCGTGCGGTTCTTGAGGAAACGTCCGACAAGTGTTAGAGGTGGAGCATGCACTTTCGACATCAGCAAGACGAAATCATGTTCGGCAAACTGAAGGCGTATCTCGTTCAATCGATGCAGGGCGCCCCCGAGCACGTACTGAACAACGCGCTGCGCGTGCTCGGGCGTATCGAGTCCATGGCGTTCTACGAGGGCGTACGACAGGGTTCCGTCGCCCGCGCCCTCGAAGACAGGCTGCATCCAGAACTTGACCGTCACCCCATCGCGCAGCACGCGCGCGTCTACAACGCCGGATTCACGCCGCTGGCAGAGGCCGAGCGTGCCTACATCGAGCGCTTCGTGGTCGACAAGGCAGACGCGGACTCCTTCCTGCCCTCGTGCATGGAGGCTGAGCCCCTGCTTGTGCCGCCCATGACGCTGAGCGAAGCCCTCGCGCGCCCCGAGCAGGCCTTTGGCCTCGCCGCACCGCTGCAACCCACGCCGAGCGCGCCGCCCGCGGTCAGCGCCCCGGGGCTCGACGTACTCGCATCGCTCATCGGAGACGAGCACCAGATGCTCGCGGAACTGATCCGAAACGCCGACTCGAACGGCATCATCGAGTTCTCCGCCATCGAGTCAGACGGGTCTTCCCTCGCCGCTGAGCAGCCCAGCTTCATCGAGAAGTGCCGAGACGTCTTGCAGGGCCGCATGGGGACCGGCTGGAACCCAGATAGCTGGAAGGACGTCGTTTTCGCGGTGCGAGACGACCTGAAGGCCGACCCCTACATGATCGATCTCAGCCTGTCTACCGATGTAGGCAAGAACATGCTGCGCTCGATCGGGCTGTTTGAGATCGCCGACTCGATTCTGGACGCGTCGCAGATCCAGGCGATGCTACACTCCAGCACATGATGCGAACCCGACCTATCGACCAGTTCCTGTTCATGGCGCTTGCGCCGCTCATCCTGCTTGGCTGTCACACCGAGACGCCGAGCGAAGTCAATCAGCCATGGTTCTGGGCACAGGGCGTCGTCGCTGCCGCGGCGCACATCGGCCACACGGTCGATATCGCCAACGCCGACGGCTTCGAGGCGGCCTACGAGCTGGCACCAACCCCTGACGCCAAAGAGGAGGTCGAGCGCAAGCACGACGCGATCAACCAGCGCGTGCGTTTGCTGCGTGACATGACGTTCAACGCCTCCGCTGCCATCGAGGCTCTTCGCTCCGATCAGAACGAACGCCCATGGGTCGAGTGGCTGAAGGTTGCCGTGCCCATCATTGACGACATCGTCGAAGCAGCCGAGCTGCTAGGCGTTGAAGTGCCTCAGTGGGTCTCATCTACCTTGAAAATGGCCAAGACCGCATGGAGGCTTCCGTGAAGATCATCGAAATCATCTTGCGAGTCATCGAGCTTGCCCTTGACGCGATTTCTGTCGCGACCCGCGGCGACGACGACACGCAAAACATCGTCCGCATCTTTAGGTCTACACACAAGGGCCTTGCCGACGCGCTGTCCGGCACCGAAAGCGTCGAGGACATCTTCAAGAAGCCGCTGTCGGAGATCTGGGGCGGAGACCGGAACGCTCCGACGATCTATGAGGTTCGCAAGGCAGTCGTGAAGGCACGCGCGAGCGAGTAGGACATGAGCAATCACTCCGTGACAAAGCAGGAAGCCAGCGCGGCATGGGTTCAACTCGGGCGACCGAAGGTCAACCTTGAGCAGCTACGCCTTGGCATGGAGATCGAGCAGGAGCACACGGGCAGCCTGTACCGAGCCGCCGAGATCGCTCTCGACCACCTAGAGGAACTCGGCGACTACTACACACGCCTCATCAAGATGGAGGAGAGGGCGCGCGCAGGGCTGCCTCCAAACCCTGTGCGAGCTAACCCGCAACAGATGACCTCCACCCAGGCATTCAATAAGCTCTTCGTCGTACTTGACGAGCGGTTCCCCGACTTCGGCACCTTGACGCTGATCGAGGACGACGAGGCGCATGATGGCGGCAGGCACTACGCCTACTGCGCACACGATGGGAGCGAGATCGAGATCGCGTTCGCAAGCCACGCGAACGACCATCTTCGCCCTGAGCACATGGAAGCGATGATGGCCCACGAGATGGGCCACGCGCTCGACTACCGATACGGGAAAGACTTCTTGGAGGACGAGCTTGGCGTGGAGTTGTCCGGCGACGCCGAGCTACGCGCCGACCAGATCGCAGAGGAAGTCTTCGGGTTTCAGATCAGCTATGACCCGGACTACCGCTACGTGCAGACCAAGAACAGGGGCGTATACCCGAGGCCAAAGGGGCTGAAGTAGAGCACCCCGTACACGGTGTAGGTCGCGCCAGGGTTACGGCGAATGGCGTATTTCTTCGGAAACCTGACGGTGGCCTTCGAGCCACCAGCGGCGCGCTTCTGAGCGACCCACTTGCGTGCCTTGGCTTTGGGGATCTTGGCAGCAATGCGCGCCGGACGGCACAGAGGGTATCCGCCGTCTCGCTTGCTCCTCCCACACGCCGCATACCCACCACCCTTCAGTGGACGAGCAAGATCGACCCACTTCTCCGCGTACCACTTGGCGAGCGGCTTGCTGCCCTTCTTGCCCCGGAACTTGCCACCCTCTCGCTTGTACTGCTGAACCAGCTGACCGCTGGTGTACGCGTTCCATCGCGTGGTCTTGGCGCGCAGGCGCTCCTTGATGCGGCACCACAGCTTTGCGTTGACGACGTGCGCCGGAGCCTTGCACGCGCGCGACGTGCGCTTACCGCGTGACGCCACGGAGGGACTCCTGGAGCCGTGCGATCACCCTGTCGCCAACCTCGCGCGCCTCTTCGGCCGCCTCGAAGTGCTTTCCGCCAAGAAGTCGGTTCCCACCTGGAATCCGCGCAAGAAGCTCGCTGATATCCAACGCATAGGTAACCGCCGCGCGCAGCCTGCCCTCGTTCAAAGCTTCGCGCGCCTTCTCGGTGGCCTCTTCAAGAGACGGCTCTCCGGTGTGAGCATACTGCCCGTACCCAAACATCTGCGGGTTCTCGTGCATCGACCCCACGGTCTGCACGGCGCCCCGCGCGTATCTCATGACACGCGAACCGCTCACTACGCGCTGTTTCTGCTTCACTGCGCGCACAGCGCTCCGGGACGTCTTCCTCGCCAGAACCTTCTTGCCCATGGCGTGAGACACTAGCACAAGCGGCGCCCGCGTGTGATAACTTCGCCAACGACATGGCCACCAAACCCTACGCCGACTACGACCCAATCTACACAAATCTCTACCAGGGGTCGTACCCCAAACTCAACGCAGAGTTGCTCAAGAAGTTCGACATCGTGGTGTACTGCGCGATGGAGCAGCAGCCAACGGACGCTGCCATCAAGGCCGCGCTGAAACCACTCGACCCTGGGACGCGGAAAGACAAGCAGGTCATCAAGTTCCCTATGGACGACGATCCGTACCAGCCGATCGAAGCGCCGCTGAACAGGCAGCTTATCGCACAGGCACTTCAGCTTGCCTCGGCGCTGCGAGCTGGCAGGACAGTCCTGATTACTTGCATGATGGGCATGAACCGGAGCGGTCTTTTGTCCGCGATGACACTCATGGCGGCAAGCGGATGCAGCGGGAAAGCTGCACTCGACACGATTCGCACCGGCAGGCGCCCGATGGACGACGGCACCCGCGCGCTCTTCAACCCTATGTTCGCGCGGTTTGTTGAAACCCGAGACCCAAGAAAGATTTTTCCCTAAATGATTTCCGCGACATACTCGCGTATCTGAGAGCAGACCTCACTATAGATCTGCGATACCCGGGCAACGCTGACGCCGATCTCTGCTGCGACCTCGGTCAGCGTTTTTCCACGCAGAACCACTGAGTCGGCAACCTGCTGCTCGCGCGGCTCCATCTTTCCGACCGCAGCTTCGATCAGACAAACAAGCTCCCGCGCGGACGCCTCGTCTTCCTGCTCGCCCATGACTGGCGAGAAGAAGTACTCGTCCTTGGCGAAAGCAAGGTGCCTGAGCCGTGCCGGAAGAGGCTCGTCTTCGGTGTTTTCCGCGCTGCGCTGTGAGGCTACGGCATCCAGCTCCGTGCGAGACCGAACATCAAGCCGACGAATCGCGTCGAGCATCCTGTAGCGGATGCGCCGCGCTACCCAGCTGAACTCGGAACTGCCGTACCCTTCGTAGGTAGCAACCGCCTCCAGCACAGCCACTCGACCCTCGGCGGCGAGGTCGTCGGCATCAAGACAGTGACCGAGAGCAGCCTGCGGGTACATCGTGCTCGCGATGCGCTGCACAAGCAGCTCGTACTTCGCAAGGACCGCCGGGGCCCCTGCGTTCGACCACGCATGCGAGCCGCTCAGGCGGCTCACTTCACGTGGATCGGTTTCGGAGGTTAAGGGCAATGCCAGCACCCAGTACGACCAAAGCGACTGCGAATAACGCGTAGAGCGGGAGGTCTACCTCAAGCTCTTCCGGCTCAAAGCCAAAGTCCGTGACGTCATCGGATAGCGCCGACCACGTGGGCTTGGTCAGATCCATGGCTGAGCCAGGCTTGATCGCCAGCGTCAGGTTTCGGTTCACGATCAAGCCACCGGACTCAAGCCACGGCTTCGGGTCAATGGTCAGCGTTCCGTACCCTCGCCCAGCGTTGGTGCCAAGGTACGGCGAAGATCCGTCAGCAGCTGCGCGGCGAAGCTCCAGGTGAAGATGCGGCGCCATGACCCTGCGCCGAGCTGGGTCAGATGGGTCGTCTGCGCGCCATTGTGCCGGGGTCTGACCCGACGGGGGCGAGAACTTGCCGTTGCTCGTGTTGCCGATGCGACCGACCATCGTGCCTGCGGATACGCGCTGCCCCGGAGACACCACGACGCTCGACATGTGCCCATAGAGGGCCCACGTGCCGTTTCCATGGTTGATGACAACGGCGTTACCGTAGCCGCGAAGACCTTGTGCCGGTCTCAAGTCTTGGCTGACTGTCTCGACCACCCCACCCTGAACAGCAATGACCGGCGCGTTATTGCCTGCGTTCAGGTCCATACCTGCGTGAACCGTAGGCCTGCCTGACGTGCGACCCGGTCGGGTACGCATGTTCGACAGCATCTTGCCTCGATTGACTTGGATGGGCGGAGCGTAAGACATCTTGGGCCTCTCTCAGACCCCGGTTCCGAAGAGAATCTGCTGCGGCACCTGATGGCGGCCGAGAATATTCCTCTTCACCCCGTCGGCGCAGATATGGCGGATCTCGTCCCAGGTCAGGAACATGGGCTGCTGCGCGGCGCAGCGGCGACACGGAGACAACACGGAGACGCCCTGCTGAATCGGGGCGATTCCATGTACCTTCTGGCCGTATACGACCGCAAGGATCTCCGGCCACTCCAAGATCATCTTCGACTGCCACCCACAGGTCTGGCAGCCGAACACGCACTCCACGCCATGCGACGCGATGCGCGTACCGACATCGCCCATCTCGTCGGCGCCAAGGCCGGACATCATGTCTTCAGAACTGTCGGAGTACTCGGAAAAGACTTTGATGCTCATGGTTGCTCCTTTGGGTCGGAGTTTATCGCGCATGGCCCAGGGACAGTCAACCTGCCCGAAGCCACCCGGGCTCAGCCTTCCTTGATCTGAACGCTCGACGATGGGCCTGTTAGGGTCGGCCCGCTGCCGATGGGGATCACGTGCGCGCCGTGCCAGTTTCGCAGGCTGAGGCACTCGCGGGCCTCGCGTACA